CTACAAGATAATGGCGGAGGGAAAGGACTCTTCGACAAACTCGCTCGAAGTATGCCCCACATCCCGCCAGCACGCCTTCGTATTCTTAAGTGAATCTTCGCCACCGCAGAAATTCGCTACATGAACAGACGCCACTTCACCTGGTGCTCGGCGCTTCGGCCAGTATTACCTTGATAGTATTTTCCCTCCACGCCTTCGTTGTGTCGCAGTCAAACTGGCCTGAGCGAAAGGAAACGGAAATGAAGGCGACATGCATAAACCAAATCCAATTGGCAGCGCGGTGGGGGATTAGCCATCGTACGCTTGAACGGTGGCGCTGGACCGGCGAGGGGCCGAAGTTCGTGAAACTCGGCGGCCGGGTGGTGTACCGGCTATCAGATATTGAGGAATATGAGCAGACCATGCTGAGGACGTGTACGCCAGCGAACGAGAGGGTGCAGGCTCACGGTTAAGAGTTGCTGCCGGACCCACATCGCGACTTGGATGGGTCCGGCAGAACCCAAAATGCAGTAGGCGTTCCTACAGCGAATTTTGGCATTGACAGCAGACTTGCGCGCGCCTACCTTCTGTAGCGATAGTTACAGAGGATTTTCGATGCGCCTCGCTGACGCCTGCACCATCCACACCGGCTATACCGCTCGCGGCAGACTGGAGCCGACGGCCGCCGGGGGCGTGCTAGCAATCCAGTTGCGGGACATCTCCCCCGATGGCCTCGTCGATCCGGAGCGCCTCACCCGCGTCCAGTTGGAAGACCTTGCAGACCGCTATTTCGTGCGCGCCGGTGACGTTGTGTTCCGATCGCGGGGTGAGCGTAACACGGCCTCCGCCTTGGACGAGCGCCTGAAGGAGCCTGCCCTTGCAGTGCTCCCACTGATCGTACTGCGGCCGAAGCGTGATGTCGTGACGCCCGAGTATCTGGCTTGGGCGATCAACCAGCCGCCGGCGCAGCGTCACTTCGACGTTGCGGCACGCGGCACGAACATCCGGATGATACCCCGATCCAGCCTCGACGACCTCGAACTCGACGTCCCGGACATCGAGACACAGAGAAGAATCATCGCCGTCGATGCGCTGGCCGAAAGGGAGCGAGAGCTGTCGCAGCTCGCAGCCGAGACAAGAAGAAAAATGATGGGCCTGATCCTCGTCGAACGAGCGAGCAGGATGCGCACCAGAACGAGGAAAGGAAAGACGCCCCAATGAACGACCAGCTTACCCAACAACAGGTCAACCAAACGGCCTGGGCCGCTTGCGACACCTTCCGGGGTGTCGTCGATGCCGGACAGTACAAGGATTACATCCTGGTGATGTTGTTCCTGAAGTACATCTCCGACCATTGGAACGACCACCTCGAAACCTACCGCAAACAGTATGGCGGGGATGAGACCCGGATCCGGCGGCGGCTAGAGCGTGAGCGCTTCGTTCTGCCGGAGGGTGCCAGCTTCTACGATCTTTACGAAGCGCGGAACGAGGCCAACATCGGCGAGCGGATCAACATCGCGCTGGAGCGGATCGAAGACGCCAACCGCGCCAAGCTCGAAGGCGTGTTCCGCAACATCGACTTCAACTCCGAAGCCAATCTCGGGCGCGTGAAGGACCGCAACCGGCGGCTCAAAAACCTGCTGGAGGATTTCGCCAAGCCCGCGCTCGACCTGCGCCCCAGCCGTGTGACCGAAGACATTATCGGCGAGTGCTACATCTATCTGATCTCGCGCTTTGCCTCGGACGCGGGCAAGAAGGCTGGCGAGTTCTACACGCCCTCTGCCGTCTCCCGCCTGCTCGCCAAACTGGCGGCTCCCAAGCCGGGTGATACGATCTGCGACCCGGCCTGCGGGTCCGGGTCGCTGCTGATCCGGGCGGCCGAACAGGTCGGGTCCGAGAACTTCGCCCTCTACGGCCAGGAAGTGAACGGCGCGACCTGGGCGCTGGCGCGCATGAACATGTTTCTCCACGCCAAGGACGCCGCGCGCATCGAGTGGTGCGACACGCTCAACAGCCCTGCTCTGGTCGAGGGCGATCACCTGATGAAGTTCGATGTGGTGGTCGCCAATCCCCCGTTCAGCCTCGACAAGTGGGGTGCGGAAAACGCGGACACAGACCAGTTCAAGCGCTTCTGGCGCGGCATCCCGCCGAAGTCGAAGGGCGACTACGGCTTCATCACCCACATGATCGAAATCGCCAAGCGCCAGAGCGGCCGGGTGGCCGTCATCGTTCCGCATGGCGTGCTGTTCAGGGGCGGGGCCGAGGGGCGTATCCGCCAGGCGCTGATCGAGGAGAACCTGCTCGACGCGGTGGTGGGCCTGCCCGCCAACCTGTTCACGACCACGGGCATTCCGGTGGCCATTCTGGTGTTCGACCGCTCCCGCGAACAGGGCGGTGCCAACGAGGACCGTCGCGATGTCCTGTTCATCGACGCCAGCAAGGAATTCACGCCGGGCAAGACCCAGAACGTGATGGACGAGGCGCATATCAACAAGGTGCTGGAAACCTACGCGTCGCGGGCGGAGATCGAGAAATATTCCCACCGCGCCAGCCGGGAAGAGATCGCCGAGAACGACTTCAACCTCAACATCCCCCGCTACGTCGACACCTTCGAGCCGGAGGAGGAAATCGACGTCGCTGCCCTGCAGAAGCAGATCAACACCATCGAGGCCGAGCTGGCCGAGGTGCGGGGCAAGATGGCTGGCTATCTGAAGGAACTGGGCGTCGATGTCTGAGGGCGAACTGATCCTTTACAGCACCGAGGACGGCGCCGCGACCATTGGCCTGCGGGCTATCGACGGGACGGTCTGGCTGACCCAGTTGGAAATGGCGGAGCTGTTCGACACCTCCAAGCAGAACGTCAGCCTGCACATCAACAACATCCTGTCCGAGGGGGAGCTGGCGGCGGAATCAGTTGTCAAGGAATCCTTGACAACTGCAGCGGACGGCAAGGCATACCGCACGAAGGTCTACAATCTGGACGCCATCCTGGCGGTCGGCTACCGCGTCCGCTCCCCGAGGGGCACCCAGTTCCGCCGCTGGGCCACCACCGTCCTACGCGAATACCTGGTCAAGGGCTTCGCCATGGACGATGCCCGGCTGAAGCAGGCCGAGCAATGGGACTATTTCGACGAGTGGCTTGCCCGCATCCGGGACATCCGCGCCTCGGAGAAGCGCTTCTACCAGAAGGTGCGTGACCTCTACACGACCGCCATCGACTACGACAAGACGTCCGAGCAGGCGCAGGCCTTCTTCAAGAAGGTCCAGAACAAGATGCTCTGGGCGGTTACGGGCAAGACGGCCGCCGAACTGATCGAAAGCCGCAGCGACCCGGCGGCGCCCAACATGGGCCTGACCAGCTGGAAAGGCTCGGTCGTGCGCAAGGGCGATGTCGGCACCGCCAAGAACTACCTCAAAGCCGAGGAAGTCGAGGAACTCAACCGCATCGTCGTGATGTATCTCGACTACGCCGAGGACCAGGCGCGGCGGCGCCGGCCGGTGACCATGGCCGAATGGGCCGACAAGCTCGACGCCTTTCTCTCCTTCAACGAGCGCGACGTGCTGACTCATGCCGGGCGGTTGCGCATGGACGTGGCCCAGAAGCTGGCTGTCGAGCGGTTCGAGGTGTTCGACGCCAACCGCCGCACAGCTGAGGCACTGGCGGCGGATGAAGCTGACATCGCCCAGCTGGAGGAGATGGAGAAGGCCGCCAAGGAGCGGAGGAAGGGGGGCGAGAATGCGTGAGCTGGAGTTTCAGGCAGCTGATTGGGAAGAAACCAGCCTTGGTGATCTTTGCACCTTTCGCGGTGGCAACGGCTTCAAGGAGGAGCACCAAGGGCAGTCGGTTGGCGACTTTCCGTTTATCAAGGTTAGTGACTTAACCCTTCTTGGCAACGAAAAGCACATCACCAATGCACAGAATTGGGTTTCTGAAGCTGTACTGAAGAAGCTTCGGGCGACCCTCCAGCCAGAGGGTGCCGTCGTATTCGCGAAGGTGGGTGCCGCCTTGAAGCTAAACAGGCGGCGGATTCTCTCCCGACCAACTGCCATCGACAATAATTTGATGGCGGCAATCCCTGATAGAGAGCGCATCGACGCAGATTTTCTTTACTACTTCCTGCTTACACAAGACCTTGGGCGCTTTAGCCAGGAAAGTGCAGTTCCTTCGGTAAATCAGGGCCATCTGGCATCAATCGATATTGGTCTGCCTCCGCTCCCCGAACAGCGCAAAATCGCCGAAATCCTGCGGACATGGGACGAGGCCATCGAGAAGCTGGAGGCGCTGCGGGCGGCGAAGCGGGACAATCTGACAGGCATTACGCAGCAGCTCATCGGCCGCGGTGGTGCGTTCCCCCAGAAGTGGCCGTTGAAGCCTCTCTCTTCCATCGCTGCCCGCGTTCGTCGCCAGAATGGCGGCGGCGATCACCCGGTCATGACCATTTCAGCAAAGTCTGGCTTCCTGATGCAGTCAGACAAGTTTGCCCGCGATATGGCAGGCAGCAGCGTTGATCGTTACACGCTCCTTGAGGAAGGAGAGTTTGCCTACAATAAGGGCAATTCTCTCACAGCGCCGTATGGCTGCGTCTACCGTCTCGACCGACCGGCAGCACTGGTTCCTTTTGTTTACTTCTGCTTCGCGTTGAAGGCGGGCCTGGACCATGGCTTCTACGAACATCTCTTTGCTGCTGGGGCGCTCAATCATCAACTCTCCCGGCTGATCAATTCAGGCGTCCGCAACGATGGACTCCTGAACTTGAACGTTGAAGATTTCTTCTCCTGTCGGGTTCCAGTGCCGCCACTTGATGAACAGAGCAGTATCGCCCGCACTCTTTCGGCAGCAAAGCAGGAGCTGACTCTGCTCGACGATGAAATCGAAGCCCTCACCCGCCAGAAACGCGGCCTGATGCAGAAACTGCTGACGGGCGAATGGCGCGTCGCCGTCTGAAGGAGAGATTGTATGGCTCGGAAACACATTGAAATGGCGATCGCCTACGACTTCGACGGCACGTTGGCGGACGGCAACATGCAGGAACACCAGTTCCTGCCCGATATCGGCATGAAGCCGAGGGATTTCTGGGCCGAGGTGAAGCGCGTGACCGAGCAGCATCAGGCAGACGAAGTGCTGGTCTACATGAATCTGATGCTGCGCAAGGCCGCCGCGGCGGGCGTTCCCGTTCGGCGCGATGATTTCAAGGCGCGAGGCAGGGCCATCCAGCTGTTCGACGGGGTCGAAGAATGGTTCGACCGCATCACCGGCTATGGCAGGGCGCAGGGTGTCCGCGTCCAGCACTACCTCGTCTCATCCGGGAACGCAGAGATCTTCGCGGGCACACCGATCGCTTCCAAGTTCGCCCAGGTCTATGCGTCGAAGTTCATGTTTGACGAGAATGGTGTCGCCGCCTGGCCGGCGCTTGCGGTCAACTACACGACCAAGACGCAATATCTGTTCCGCATCAACAAGGGCGCCTTCGACCTGAGCGACAACAGCAAGGTCAACCAGTTCGTCGAAAAGCGTGATCGGCCCGTGCCCTTCGAGAACATGGTGTTCATTGGCGACGGCTCGACCGACATCCCATGCTTTCGACTGATTAAAGAACAGGGCGGCCTTTCGGTCGCAGTATTCAAGCCCCACACCAAGGGCGCGCGGGGCAAGGCCGACAACTACATCAAGGATGGCCGGGTCCACTGCGCCGTCCCCGCGATCTACACGGACGGAAGCGAACTGGACCGCGTTATCAAGGCCAACATCTCCGCAGTTGCAGCGCGGTCGGCACTTTCCGGCCTCTTCTCGGAGGGTGCGCAATGACCTTCGACGCCGCCGAAAAACATCAGTCCCAGATCCCCGCCCTTCAGCTGCTGGTGGCGCTGGGGTTCACGCCGCTGTCCCAGGCCGAGGCCGTGCGTCTGCGGGGCGGTCGCCTCCGCAATGTGGTGCTTGACGACGTCCTTGCCGACCAGCTTCTGAAGATCAACAGCTTCACCCACCGCGGCCGGGATTACCCCTTCGATCTTGAGGATGCGCATGAGGCCATTCGCCGGCTGAAGCCCACGCCTGACCGGCAGAAGGGCCTGCGCGGGACCAACCAGGACATCTACGATACCCTCGTCCTCGGCACGACCATCACCAAGACGATCCAGGGGGACTCCAAGTCCTATTCGTTCCGCTACATCGATTGGGAGACGCCTGCGAACAACGTCTATCACGTGACGGCCGAAGTCTCCGTCGAGCGCACGGCCAGCACGCAGACCAAGCGGTGCGATATCGTCGCTTACGTGAACGGCATCCCGTTCCTGGTGATCGAGAACAAGCGGCCCACCGAGAGCCTCAAGAAGGCGGGTAGCCAGCTGATCGGTTATCAGAATGAGGACAACATTCCGCAGCTGTTCCACTTTGCGCAGCTTCTCATGGTTATGAACCGTGTCGAGGCGCGATACGCCACCGTGGGAACTCCACGGCAGTTCTGGCAGACGTGGCGGGATGAGGAAGACAGGGACGAGACCATCGATCCGCTGGCCAATCGCCCTCTCACAGCGGCGGAGGCCGATGCGGTCTTCTCGGGCGATTTCGCCTTCGCGCGTGCCCATTTCGAGGCGCTGGCGGCTGAAGGCCCGCGCGCGATCACGGCGCAGGACCGTGCCATTCACGCGCTGTGTCGGCCGGAACGGCTGCTGGACCTGATCCGTCGTTTCACCGTGTTCGATGGCGGCGCACGCAAGGTCGCGCGCCACCAGCAGTTCTTCGGGATCCGCAAGGCTGTCGAACGCGTCCGTCAGTTCAATCTGGACGGCCGCCGCAAGGGTGGCGTGATCTGGCACACCCAAGGATCTGGCAAGTCGCTGACCATGGTGATGCTGGGTCGGTCCCTCGCGCTCGATAAGGCCATTCCCAATCCGCGCATTCTGATCGTCACCGACCGCGACGATCTCGACAAACAGATCAAGGACACGTTCAAGTCCTGCGAACTGGAACCCGTGCGGGCAACCAGCGGCGCCCATCTGATCGAGCTGATCCGCAACCGGACACCGCTCGTGACGACCATCATCAACAAGTTCGATACGGCAGCTAAGGCCGCTGAAGATGTCGACGAGGACGCCAATGTCTTCGTCCTGGTCGATGAAAGCCATCGCTCGCAGACCGGCCGCTATGGTGGCCACAGCCAGTTCGCCACGCGGATGCGCCGGCTGCTGCCGAAGGCCTGCTATCTCGGCTTCACCGGAACGCCGCTCCTGAAGAAGGAGAAGAATACCCTCTCGACTTTTGGCGGCCTGATCCACAAATACGCGATCGACGAGGCTGTCGCTGACGGTGCCGTCGTGCCGCTCCTCTATGAGGGCCGCCTTGTCGAGCAGCAGGTCAATGGCGGCGTGATCGACAAGTGGTTCGACAAGATCAGCGAGGGTCTTACCGACAGCCAGAAAGCCGACCTTAAGCGCAAGTTCTCCCGCATGGACGCCCTGTCGAAGACCGGCCAGGCGATCCGGGCGAAAGCCTTCGACATCTCGGAGCACTTCCGTCAGCACTGGCAAGGAACGGGATTCAAGGCACAGCTTGTGGCGCCGTCCAAGGCGGCAGCCGTCCGCTTCAAGGAGGTGCTCGACGAGATCGGGCACGTCACCAGCGAAATCGTCATCTCGCCGCCCGATGACAACGAAGGCAACGAGGAGGTCGACAAGGAATCGAAGGACCTCGTGCGCGGGTTCTGGGCGCAGATGATGGCCCGGTACAAGGCCGAGGACGAATACACACGGCAGATCATCGAGGCATTCAAAGGGTCCGGCGACCCTGAAATCCTCATCGTCGTTTCGAAGCTGCTGACCGGATTCGATGCGCCGCGCAATACCGTGCTCTACGTCTGCAAGTCGCTGCGCGAACATAACCTGCTGCAGGCGATCGCCCGCGTGAATCGGCTCTATGAAGACGGCACGACCGAGAAGCAGTTCGGCTTCATTATCGACTATGAGGGTCTGCTTGGGGAGTTGGACACGGCGCTGACGACCTACAGCGCCTTCGAGGGCTTTGACGCCGCCGATCTCGCCGGCACGGTCCACGACGTGCGCGAGGAAATCCGGAAGCTGCCTCAGCTGCACGATCAGCTCTGGGACCTGTTCAAGCCGGTCAAGAACAAGAAGGACATGGAGCAGTTCGAACAGTTCCTGGCCGATGAGGCAATCCGGCAGGAATTCTATGAACGACTGAAGGCGTTCAGCCGCTGCCTCCATATCTCGCTATCGTCTGACAAGCTCTTCGACGTCTTCGACGAATCGAAGATCGACGCCATGAAGCGGGACTGGAAGCAGTTTTCCGAACTGCGGCGCTCGGTTCAGCTGCGCTACCAGGAGACCATCGACGTCAAGGAGTTCGAGCCGAAGATCCAGAAGCTGCTCGACGACCATGTGGTTGCCATGCCGGCCGAAACGATCATCGAGATGGTCAACATCAACGACCCGGACGCCCTGAAGGCCGTGGTGGAGGAAACGGGCGTCTCCGAGGCATCAAGGGCGGACCGGATCGCCAGCGCGACGCGCCGGACCATCACCGAAAAGATGGACGAGGACCCTACTTTCTACCGCAAGTTCTCGGAGCTGCTGGAGGAGACCATCCGCGACTATCGGGCCAAACGGATTTCCGAGCGGGATTACCTCAAGAACGTTGTCGATCTGGCGAGCAAGGTCGCGCGCAAGGACCGGGGGCGCGAGGTGCCGGATGCGATCAAGGGCAACGACGATGGGCAGGCGTTTTTCGGGATACTTGAAGGCGCTCTCGCGACCGATGATGGCAAACCGATCGAGGGGGACGAAGTTGCCGCCATAGCGCTCACGATCATCGACATCATCAAGTCCCATCACATCGTCGATGTCTGGTCCAACGACATCGCTCAGAACAAGATGCGCAACGCCATCGATGACTATTTCTTCGACGTACTTCGCGACGAACGCGGCATCGAGTTGCCTGTCGAGGTGATGGACGACCTTGAGCTCAAGATCATGGATCTCGCACGAGCGCGGTTTCCGGGATGAAGACCGAACGACACAGCGTCCAGTACGGTGAACACAGAATCGACTTCGCCATCGTGCGCCGTGAACGGACGACACTGGAAATCGCTGTCGAGCCGGATGCTTCCGTTGTTGTCGCTGCCCCGCAGGATGCTCCGCTGGTCGCGATCGAGGAGAAGGTGCGCAAGCGCGCTGCGTGGATCCGGCGTCAGCAGCGATATTTCATCCAGTTCCTTCCGCGCACTCCGGATCGCCAGTATGTGGCGGGCGAGACCCATCTTTATCTCGGACGCCAGTATCGGTTGAAAGTAGTGCCCCACGTCCAGGCGACGGTGAAGCTAGTCCGTGGCTTCATCGTCGTCCAAACGCACAGACCCGAGCGAACCGAGGTCACCCGGGAGCTTGTCGAGCATTGGTATCGGCAGCGCGCTCATGCAAAATTTGCCGAGCGTCTGGAAGTCAATCTTTTGCGTTTCCCGGCCCCTGAAGACTTTCGCCCCAAGGGCTTGATCGTCCGCCAACTTCGGCAGCGTTGGGGTTCGATGTCGCCGGCATCTCGCCTGCTGCTTAATCGCCGGCTGATCGAGGCGCCTATGGATGCCATCGACTACGTCATCACGCACGAGCTCTGCCACATCGCGGTGCCACATCACGGACCGGAGTTCTTCGAACTGCTCGACCGCGTCCTACCCGATTGGCCTAAGCGCAAGCAACGGCTTGAACAAAGAATGGCGTGAGCCTTCTTATGCGGAATGGTGCGATTAGTGTTACTGCGCGAACTCAAGCGAATGCTGTCGAGAGTATTGTGTCGACTGGTAGTGCCATATACTAGCATCAAATTCACGCCGAGAGATGGACAATAGATCTGCCGCGAAGCCGAACACATCGCGCAGATATTCATAGCTGCCGTCCTCCAAGCCTGCGAATTGAGCAAAGCCGCGAATGTGACGATCTACAGCAATGCAATCCACACCTACCAGACAGGCCATATAGTCAACGGTTTTTCGACCGACTCCTCTCACTCGCTGAATGTCTGCCCGAAAGCATTCATCTTGGAGCGCTTCTCCGAGTTCAAATGTGCTTTCAATTTCTGCCTCAGCCACGAAACCGATCAGGCTGTCGAAACGCGAGACCTTCTCCCGATGTTCCCATTGCAGGAACCTTGAGCTTCCCTCCATCTCGATCACTTCGATCAAGATTTTCATGGTCGTGGCATGAGGGAACGTCCTAAGAATAGTTGCGATGCGCGGCTTCACTACTTTTGCATAATTAAGCCCAGCTTGTAGAACGGAGTCAGCAAGCACCGCGCCCATGTGATGATAGACAGGTCTGCAAGATACGCGTAAATCCAGAACGCCAGCTCGAACAGCATGGTCCGCAACGCGCCGGGCGGCGTACAGGGCGTCCAAGTAATGCGTCTGTAATGTCATTTTTCTCATACCTGATCACGCGATGCCTGCTTCTACCAAGGCGTTCAGTCTCTCCACGCAGTTGGGGCAGGCCCCGCAAGGAAACGAGCTTGATGCCTGACAGGAGAACGTTCGCCCGATGGGCACCCCAAGCTCCAACGCTTGGCGGACGACATCGGCTTTGGTCTTCTCTCGGAAAGGCGCATGAAAGCGCACAGCGCCGACGCCACTGGAAAGCTCTTCAAGACCGTTCATGAAGGCGGTACTGCAGTCGATTTCCTTGGCATGGTTGCTATTGATAAAGCCCGAGTACACGTTGAGAACTTGAAGCGTCTGGGCACGAGCTGCCGCCGCAGCAAAGAACAGCATAGTCCGGTAGGGGACATACAGGTCGTCATCAGAGACAGCTTCCTTCCAAAGGTCTGCCTCCTGGATCATCCGTGATGACGACCCCTTGAAGAGATCCGAGATATTCAGGCGCTCGGGTGGCAACGCCTTCTGCGGAAGGACCTCTTGGACCTTCGCCCATTCTGTCTTGGCACAGTGCTGGCCATAGTCGAAGAAGATGGGGTAAACTTCTATCCCTTCGCGAACCAGCAGATAGCAGACTGTTGTCGAATCGAGTCCGCCGGAAACCATGACAACAGCCTGATTCATGGTCGCATCACCCTCAGCCGCGACAAAGCCTCGAAGAGGCCATTCAGGCAGGTATCGAGCTTATCCGAGTAAACCGTGCTGCCCGCCATTACCATGGTGTTGGCGTTCTCCTTGAGCGGATCGTAGGTGATTACAGGCTTCTTGGCCGCTAGGGCTAGCCCGATTTCAACTAGGGTGCCGGGATCGCGCTCCAGAGGTAGCGCGAAGACAAGATCGCACTCCTCAAGAAGGCCAAGGTCACCCAAATACGTGGCGCGCATCTCATGCATTGGGCTTTGCGGGTTTAGCTCTCCGTTCTCTTGTACCGGACGGCGGAGCCGAAAATTGTGGTAGGCGAGCGCTCTCAGGGCCTCTTCGATGTGCGTTCGGTCGATGTAGGAAAAATCGGGCGCGGCGAAGTATATCTGGAAAGCTGGCCGTACGTGCCAGGGCAGGACCGTTCCGCCGAGGCCACGCATCTGATCGACGGAGAGCGCGAGGCTGCGCTGAACATCCCGTTTGAAGTCATCCGGGTAGGTCGTCTGGGCGTAGCAGGTCGCGGCGCGCGCTGCCTTCCATCCGGCGTCAAAGGCACCCTCGCCAAGCAGTGAGACGAATACAGCCGAATAGACATCACCAACACCGACCGAGTTGACGGTTTCGCCGAGAAGTGCCGGAACCTCCTCTATGCCGCCAGTACGGACATCGAACACGCGGCTACCGCCGCGATTTTCCTTCAGCAGAAAGACACGCGGCGACAGGTCACGCAGATCATTCAACAAGCCAGACACATCCTCCGATCCTCTTCCCAGGAACATCGGAGATGATGTGGAAATGATTATTGCGGCGAGGTTTTCCTTGAACGACGAGAGCAGATCAAGGTCGGGAAGATCATAGGCGATATCGAAACTTACCTCCACATCCTCGGAAAGTAGGGATCTCAGAAAGGTGAGATCGTACTTGCCGGGGAAAATCAGACAGGTCTTGAACGCTTTGATACCTGCGATATCGCCCAAGTAGCTGACCGACTTTTCGTCTCTCAAGATGTCTTGGTAGGCTTGATCCGCAAGTTCGGTTGGATCGCCAATGGCCATGAGGTTTGGCGCACCCTTTACCTCCGCCAGCCAGATAAATTCAGTACACCCGAGTACTTCAAGGTAGGCGCGCGCTTGATCTACCAGATAGCCAGGACATACCGCGGCGACGGCAAACTTCACGTTGGTTGCCCATAGGCCACGTGCTGCGTGAACGATTCCGCCTAGCCGTAGTTTGCTGCCCGCACCTGGCTTCGGCAGGGTGAAGTCTACATAGATCTCGCCGACCAGCAGGAAGTCATAATTGGCATTCATATCCGGCGCGGCGCGAAGTCTACGTTGACGGATGCAACTGGAGTCGACGCCGAGGCATTGACGCGCCCCTCATAAGTGAAGCCCGCAGCCATGCAGTCGGCCAAGTAGTTGTACCTGGTTGGCAGTGCCCCTACACTTTGGCCACCCGCATCAACGGCGAAGAGCCTGCCTCGCTGTTCAATGGACAGCGCCGTGTTCGCCGGAGGCACGCCCCCGTTCGCGGAAAAGTAGTCGCAGTGCTCGACCTCTTCCAGGGCGCATGAAAACGCTCGCGAACAACGGTCCTCCCCACTGGCGCCGCCACCCCCGGCTCCTTGGCCTCCTTGTTTCGGGCGAGAGCCAGGGTAATCCGAGAAGCTTCCAGAACCAGTGCTGCCCATATCATACCTCAAACCATTCCTTTATGATTAAGCAATGATCTTTCAGCTGATTCTGGGTTGCAAGCGATTAATCGTGGCCTCCCGTCGCGAGCGGCAATCTCCGCTAGGTCCTTATTTGAAGTTTTTCGAACTCCGGGACCGCTTGCTCCCCGATCCGCAGAAGCGCAAGAACTGGCCCGATCAAACACGATGTGCGAGCCTGTTGTGCAGATGGCAGAATCACCGGCACGCCCGTGCCTGATCCCGCATGACGCCGTAATCGGCGAGCATTTCGGCGATAGCCGACCCCTCTGGCAGCAGATCGAGCTCGTCGGCTGCGCGCGCCTGGAACTCGCGGCTATACTCGACCACCGGTGGGCAGACGGTCGTGACGCGGGGCTTAGAAGCGACCGTTGCGCAGCCGGTCAGCGAGATCATTGCGATCGCGAGGGCGGCGAGCCGCCGCATCGAGCATCCGGCGTTGGACGTCATTGGTCTTCTCCGAGGTTTCGAGGCGTTCGGCGAGGCGGCCAGCACGCTCGCCGGAGCGCCGGAGTGAGAGCAGGAACAGGAACACCGCGAGTGCGATAGCGCCGTAGCGTAGGGCCGCCCGCATCCACGGGGCGGCGGCGATCCCGGTGAACAGAGCAGCGATCATCGACGCCCCCGCTTCCAGTCGTCGATGCGGGCGTAGATCGTCACGGCAAGGCCCGCGAGCGCCACGACGATGAACACCCAGCGCAAGGTGTCGAGATAGGGGACGAGCGGCAGGATCGCGGTCTGTGTCTCCGTCAGAACGCTCTGCGCCACCTCGACACCAGCGGCGCCCAGCGTGGCCACGCCAGCTGCGCCGCTGCCCTTCATCGTGCGGCTGTCTGCCAGGACCTCCCGCACGGGCGCCGTTTCCGCGGCGAACGCCGTCGCCAGCACCGGGAAACGCTCGCCCCATTGCCGAGCCGGGCCGAGATCGATGTGCATGAAGCCCGAGCGCGGATAGTAGCCGAAGCCGAGGAAGCCGACGGCTCGGGCGGCGGCCTCGAAAGCCACCGGATCGTGGTTCGCCATGGCGATGTCAAAGGCCGTGCTGTCCATGTGCTTCGAGCGTGGCGCGCCGCCGACGGCCCGGTTGTGCGCCGGACTGCGGTAGGCCGAACGGACGATAAGCGGCTTACCAAGTCGGTCGCGCAGCGCCTGGAGCTTGTCGAGCGCTTCTTCGTTGATCCGCAGGGAGCCGCTGCCCCGGCAGGCGATTTCGGCGGGCGAGAAGTTCGGCCAACGCCACGAACGCTCGGGCACGTCGCGCCAGTGTTTGTAGGTCATGGTCGTCATCGCAGGTCTCCAGGCACAAAAAAGCCCGCTCCTCGGCGAGGGCGGGCGGTGGTCTGATAAGTCAGGCGGATGGGTTAAGGCGTCGGTCCGAAGAGCTTCAGCTTGATAGCAATGCCGGCCATCAAGGCGAGCAGGACGCCGGTGGTGATCAGCCGCACGGCGGTCTGGACGGCCGTCTGTTTCGCGAGGCGGAAACCCGCGAGCAGCGAGCGAAGGTCGCGAATGTCCTCGGCGGCATCCTGACCATCGAGGCCGACCTCATGCAGGGCGCGCCGCGCGCCCGTCTCGGCAGCCCGCTCCAGCAGGGCTTCAAACTCAGCGGCCGGCAGCGCGATGAGCGCACCGCTGTCTGGTTCCTTGTCCATGACGCAATCCGGGAGTGATCAGAGGACCAGCGAGCCGGCCAGCGTGAACCCGATTCCGGCGAGCGTGGCGTCGGGCGTCGATGACGCGACCACGCTGAGCACCTGGCCGGGCTCCAGCACGGTTTCGCTGGCGGCGATGAAAGTGGCGCTCGTGGCGGCAGCAGCAAAGCGCATGGTGGCGCTGCTCACGCCATCGACCCGGATGTCGAAATCCGCACTCGCGGTTGCCGCGGCCTCGGCGCTGGCATGGCTTCCGGCAAGATCGATCTTCAGTCGGGTGCGTCGCGCCACCGGCACCCGCGCGATCACCTCGTCCGCTGCCGGCTGCCCGGCCTTGTAGCCGCTGATGTCGGCCGGGGGATCGGCCGCATCCGCAGTCTCGACGGCCTCGATTGCCAGCCACGTGCGCTCGAGGCCGCGCAGCTCCCCGGCCGTGCCGACATAGACGGCCAGCTCGAACCAGTCGCCCGCCGATACCGGAAGGACCGCGCTCGACAGGTTACGCATCTGGTTGGAGTAGCCGCTGTCGCCGCGCACGATGAAGGACCCGCCGCCCAGCACGCTGTTGCCGTTCTTGCGCACCTCGACCAGCTGACTGGTCGGCGAGGTCTGCCACTCGATGTTGCCGACGATCCGGACCTTCGTCACCCCGGCGGGAATGGTCAGGCGGGAGGGCTGTCCGGCATCCCAAAATGCGTCGCTGTCGTACTCGGCGCTTTGCCATGGTACGGCGACGTAGACGCCAGTCGTCGCGACGCTGAAATTGGTCGAGCGTCGCAGCAGCGCGCCCCGGAAGGGCAACAGAGCGCGGTTGAAGATGCCGACGCCTGTGGCGCCCCACGCAGCGCCATCGAACTGGAGGACGTCGCCGTTGGCGGCGCCGGCGATGGAGACGTCGGTGAGATCGCCCAATGCACCAGCGCCACCGCCGACCCCGAAGAGATCGCTGCCATTGCCCTGAACCAGCACCGTCGCGCTAGGGGCGATGACGACCTCTGCGCCGGAGCCCGCATATTTGGCGCGAACGTCCTGGCCGCCATTGGTGGCGTTTCGGATCGCGAGCCGCCGGTGATTGGCGGGCAGCGTCAGGATCCGGGAGGCCGTCAGCGTGCCGGTGAGGATGATCAGACCGTTACGGTTGGCTTGGGTGCCAGTCAGCGTCAGGTTGGCGTCGGCCATCGCCACCGACAGTGCCTGATTCATGGCGTTGTCGAGGGCATCGACTGCGTCGTTGATCGTGACCTCTTTCTGGTTCTGGGCGGCCGCGACATGGGTCACGGCCAGATTGGGGCTGGGCATCAGTTGATCTCCAATGTGACGGTGCGCGGGAAGCCGCGGCCCGCGACGGCGCTGATCTGGAAGACGGTGACGGTCAGGGACGACGGGACCGCACCGAAGTCGGCGAGGATGTCGGCATTGGCGTAGACGACGTTCGGGCTGGTCGAGGTGAGCGTCCGCTTCACCGCGCCGCCCGGGCCGGAAAGGATGTCGATCTCGTAGACCTCGGAGGTCTCGCCGAGCGGCACGAGGCCGGTGCCGTCCTTCAGCTCGCCCCCGATCCGGGTCCGCCGAACCCAGGAGAGGCTGATGTCGGCCGGACTGCTGGTCAGAGCCGCCTGCACGTTCCAGGGCGCGTAGGGCTTGAGGTCCCGGCCTGTGTGGCTGGCGACCAACATTTCCGCATCCTCGAAGATCGTGCCGAACCCAACAGCCCTCCAGGACCGGGGGAGATCGAGATCGCCGAGCGAGGTGACCATGGTCTCAACATCGTCGGGGTCGAGGAGGACAAACAACTCGCCGGCTTCGTGCCCGTCTACGAAGACATCGGTGCCACGTCGGCCGCGCAAAAGCCCGGACAGGGTATAGGAGCCGTCCGGATTCAACGTCACGTCGCGGAACTGGATGATTTCGGGCTCGCCGTTGGCCTTGAGCACGAGGGCCGCGTTGGCGCCGCTCAGCATCGAGTCCTGTGTGACGCTTTCCAGCCGCTCGCCGCCGGTGGTCATGAACACGGTGAGGCTGTTCGTCTCATCGGTCGCGAACGGGGATATCGGCGTGCCGATGGCATTTGCCGTGGCGCCCCAGGCCGCCTCGCTCAGGGATCGCCCGACCTGTGCCCACGCCGTGCCATCGGCGCTGCGGTAGAGAGATGCGCCGGGCCATCCCGGGCCTCCGAAGCCGCCCATCAGATAGTAGATCCGCGACCCCGACCCGCCGGTGTCATCGGTGTCGCGCAGCAGGGACAAGTCCGGCAGGATCAGCCGCGTCGCGGCCTGACTGCCGACGATTTGGACCGGCTTGCCGGAGCCGCCATCGGCGGTCACATTCGAGACGTAGGTGGCGGCAGCCTCCGAAACCCCTTTCACCGCGAGCGAGAAATCGGCCCCGACATCAAGACGGGTGATGCGGGTCCGGAAGGTCGAGCCCGAGGCAAAGACCACGTCCACGACATCGGTGGGGTCGAGGCGCAGCCAGTCGGCCGGTAGTTCTGCTTCGTAGGCGCTGCGTTCGATCCAGGCACTGTATAGCGTCTTGGCGGCGATCTGCTTGGCCGTCGTCGCGTCCAGCGCAAGGGCAAGCTCTACGCTGGACTGGTTGCGCGAATGCATGGTCGGCAGCGGCAGGGAGGTGCGCTTTTCGCTCTGCGTGCCCTGCTGGTAGTCGGCGCCGCGATCCATGTAGACGACGCTGACCCGTTCCGGCAGCTCGACCTCCTGCGTGCGACGCTCACGCCAGCTCTCGCCGCTCCGCTCATCCAGCGGCAGCAGAAGATCCGCGTCGATGGTCGCGGCGGGCGGTCGTCCCCGCGTCCGGAACCGCAGGGCATCGTCGCTTTCCGCTGCGTCGAAGAAATAGGCCTGTGCCAGCGGCTCGATCGCGCCCCGCACGGTGGTCTGCCGCCCGATGACATAGCCGGGAACCGTCGCCCCGAGATCGGCGACGTCTATGTCGGACAGACCAAGGCCCGCACGAGCGCAAAGGTCGGAGACGATGCCGGAGAGCGTCTCTCCACCACCGCCGCCGCGATTGAGGAAGAGCTTCGCCCAGCCCTGGCTGCCGCGGACCAGATGCGTGTCGGTGACGGCATCGTAAACCTGAGCGCCGCCTTCGCTGACCGCACCCGGCCAGATCTCATCGAGAACGAGAGCGCCCGTGGCAGTGTCCAGCTGGATGACGCGCGTGCTCCGCATCAGCGTCCAACGCTGCCCGCGCAGCCGGCTCTGACCGTAGTAGGGCCCCTCGTAGTTGATCTGGATCGGAACGACCGTCTTCCAGACGATGCCGGTGTCGCTGCGCCATTTCAGCGTATAGATCGCGCCGGGCGACCCCCCGTTCGAGATGCGCGCCTGAAAGATGACGCTGTCGTCGGTCGTGTCGTAGGTGAGCCCGCCCGCGCTGCCGTAGAAGCCGGTGGCGCCACTCTCGACATCCGAGGCTGCGAAGGTGGCAACCTTCTCGAAGGTGACGCCGAGTGATTGGCCGGTGAGGCCGTCATACCCTGCCAGCGCGGAGACCCGCAGGCGATAGAGGCCGAGGCTTCCATAGTTCGTGCTCGTCCCGCTGCCGAGGACCCAGCCATCCCCGGAGCCTTCGCCGACCGCACCACCAATGACGCCCCGAACGCGAGGCTCGGTGACGCTCTGCCCGGCGCCCCATACATAGCCCATGGTGTCGGCGCGGATGAGTCCGACATCGTCGAAGAGCGATCCGGTGAGAACGAAGTCGACCCGGCCAGAGGGGCCGTAGGCGGAGACCATCCCCATCCACGTCGTGGCGACGAACCGCAGGGTTGAATTGGTCAGGCCGTTGCTGGTGGAGCCGAAGCGACCGACCTCCTTGAGAGCGTTCGGTTCGATGCGCAGGATCGGGCGTGAGTTGCTCGATCCGGTCACGACATAGAGGTGACCATCCTCGCCGCAGAACAGCGTGCTCGGGAAGTTGTTCGGCGCGACGCCCGTGATGTCCGTCATCCGCGCCTGGCGGTCTTCTTTCATGGTCCGCAGGCTGAAGCGGCGGATCCCGGCCTCGGCGGCGTTGACGTCGCTGTCCAGGAAGTAGCCGTATCCGCACCGCCAATCGACGGCCAGGTCGTCGATCTGGTAGGTCCCGAAATATCCGCCTTCGCCCGTCGTGATGAAATCGAGCAGCTGGTAGGGCTGCTGAGCCGCCCGCTGGTAGGTGATCTCGGCCGTGATATTGGGGATGCGATTGCCGAAATCCGCGAGCGCCAGATCTTCGAAGACGATGGTGGCAAGACCCCGATGGGCGGGTGCACGGCCCGCGCCGACGTGCGTTTCGATCAGCGGATCGGCCAGTTGATCCTCCGCCCCGGAATGGAAACGGAACTTGAGATCCGCTTTGGCGACGTCGGGGCTCGCGCCGGTCTTGTCGTAGATGAGTTTGCCGTCCGCCCAGATCCGAAGCACGTCCTCGGCCGGCCCTTCGCCGAAGCTGAGGGCGAAGGACGCGAAGTAGGAATACGTGACCGAGGTCTGGGTGGCTCCGCCGCCGCCCTTGCCGCCCGAGCGGGTCCGGGTGACGTTCTGCTGCTCACGAATGCCGGAGGACCAGATCATGTTGCCGGCCATGCGCAAGGTGCCGTAGCCGATGGCGATCGATGCGCCATAGGCGGACGAGGAAACGGTCAGGTCTCCGAGTCGGGGGCCTTCGGTGGTGACGTTCTGCCCCTTGGCGGGAAACAAGAGGCTGCCGACCACCGAGCCGACGAGCCAGCCGGCTTGCCAGCCGAGGCCGACCGCGGAGCCGAGCGCGGCTCCGCCCACTGCGACGAGAATGGCCATGGGAGGTCAGGTTCCGGGAGAGCGAAAGCGAAATGCGAACTTGATCTTGGCCGGCCATTCGCCGGCATAGGGTTCCTCGATCACCTGCCTGCGCGTCGCGTGCGCGTGCAGAAGATGCGGCCGTTCGAGCCGCTCCGTCAGAAAGCCGCAATGGCAGGGATAGGCCTGATCGGCGAAGACGAGAACGTCGCCGGGCCGTGCTTGCGTGACGGCGATGCCGTCCATGTGCCCGCGAAAGTGCTCGACGAAGCCCTGTCCCTGCGCGCGGCGCCCATAGGCCGTGCTGTCGTGATCGGCGAGTTCGAGCGCCCGCGCGACAAGGACCACGAGCCCCGCGCAATCAACACCGGCGCGGCTTCGCCCCTGGTGTCGCCAGGGAACACCCAGCCATGTTCGCGCTTCGGCGACGATCGCATCGGCCAGATCCTCGATCGCGGGGGCGGTCGGTGATGGTGGGCGGTCAGCGTGCATCGGGATAACTCATCATGGCGTCCTGGCCCGGCACATAGGGTTCGCCTCGAAAGTTCAGGACGTTGGTGAAGCGGTCGATGCAGGTGTCGAGCCGCTTGTCGCAGCCGGGATGAACGCGGAAGGCGTCGCCGGGCTCGATCGCGTATCCCACGGCCAAGAACAGCTCGATCCGCCCGCTGCCTTGGGTCCAGCCTTTGACCTCGATGGAGCGACCGGCATTGGCGCCGGTCTCCCAGGTCAGCACGCCGCCAGCAAACCAACCGTCGGCCGCTCGCGGTTCATTGAGCGTGGCGTTGAAGACGGCCCGGTCGGTGACTGCCGTCACGATGCCCGACCGGCTCCAGGCTTCCTCGGCCTCGAAAACCGCGCCACCATCGGCGGTTTGCGCGCCGACATTGGTGTCGAAACTCGGTGGCTCGGACGCGGTCGTTCCGGCGGTCACGCAGCGATAGACGCGGTTCTCGAAATCCGCCGAAGTCGGTACTGATGCCGTCGTGTCCGTGATCGTCGCCACGACGGCGTCGAAGGCCGCGTTCGACTGGCTGCCGGCCGCGAGCTGGTGGAGGAGCCGGAAGCGGAGAAATCTGGTTCCCACCGGCAACTGGGCCTGCGAAACGCCCCGCTGAACCCAGCTGTCTTCGGGCAGGATCACCTCGAAGCCCGTGTCGAGAAGCGTTGAGAGCAGGTTCGACGAGCCGTCCAGAGCTTCGATGACGACCCGCCCTAGATCGTCCGGGAACGAATTCGCCCGACTCACCGACGCGTCGAGCCGGTAGGCGTCTCCGTCGATCTGCAGTGGATCCAGTCCCGATGTGACGAGGTCGATGGATTGGGTCAACTCCCCCGATGCCGAGCTTCCGCCCTCAAGGTAAAAGCTCCCAGTCGCAGGCGTCAGGCTGCCATTGCCAGCGTCGTGCACGTCCCAGTCGCCGGACACCTTCGTCCATCCGGTGGGCGTGAAGCTGGAGCCGTCGCCGGCGCCATCCGCCTCGAAGCTGCCGTTGACGATCGGCAGCGCGAAACTGACCGGCGTTCCGGTCGTGCGCACGCGCACCACGTCACCGAGGATGTACGTCGTCGATCGGCCGATTTCTGGCGGATTGACCGGCACCTTGCAGCGGTGATCTCCGAGATCGGCGCGGCATTCGGGGCTGTAAAGCTCGCCGATGCGTTGCTGCAGCGCTTGCGTCATGCCGCGCAGTTCGGTCCGGAAAATGCCCTGCTCGGTCAGCACGACCTCGCCGAACCAGCCGCGGCGCATCCGAAGAGCGCCCATGGCGGGGTCCGCCCAGTTGACGAGGAAGATCCGCACTTCGGCCTGATCGAAGAGACCCGCGCGCAGCTCCTCCTCGGTGATCGACGCGCTGTCGAAGACGCCCTCGACGTCGAGATTGTCGACGCTCAGGCTCGCATCGTTGGCGATGGCCGTGCGCGAATAGCCGGAACTCGCCTTGTAGACGTTGCCCTCAAACGACAGATCCCGGTCGTGGTCGGTGAAGAAGAACTCCTTGCCGTCAACGCGCGAGATGCGCCAGCAGGTGGCAAGCGTCGTCACCGGTCCGGCGAGGTGCGCCGCGAGGGCTGCCGAAGTCGATTTCATGGTCTGATCTCCAGCACCGGGATCTGGCCCCAACTGCCGAGCTGATAGGTTTCGATCGTGAGGTCCATCTGATCGCTGTCGAAGCGGACGGGCACGTCGAACTCGAAGTCCGCCGTCACCTGGACGCCGGATGCGGGGGCGACGGTGAAGGTCACGAGGCCGGTCGCCGTGTTGACGCTCCAGCCCGAGACCGCCTCGACGCCGTCGCGGTAGATCTTCACCGTTCCGGGAACGGGCTTGGTGATGACCCGTGTCTCGACCTCGCCGCCGCTCGCGTAGGTCTTCACGAGCTGGAGCGTCTTGGTCACGCCGTCGCCTTGCCCGATCAGCTGGGCCAGCGCCTGATAGTCGGTCCAGTCCTTGAAGCGGAAACCGTAGGCACGCCCGCGCCGCGCGCGAAAGAAGGCGATGAGTGCGGCCACCTGATCGCGTTTCTTCAGGCCGTGCGCCACGTTCCATTTGCCCCGCGCGGCTGCCCAGTTCGCGTTGCGCCGCTCGTGTCCCGAAACCGTCGTCACCACCGTGGTCGAGTAGCCGGGACCGCCGGACGCCCCGTAGGAGATGTCCGGCGGGAACTGAACTTCGTGAAAACCGCTCATCTGTCGATCCCTCGGAGATTCCTCAATTCAGAGATTACGCCGCGCCCGCTCCATGGCGCGGGCGGCGTCGGCGGCGATCTGCCCTTGCGCGTAGCGAAAGCTGCCAGCGTCAGGGGTGGAGATGTTCATCACCACGTTGACCGGTGGACGGGTTTCGCGTGCGGCGCCGATGGCGGCGAGCTGAGCCCGTGACAACACCATTTCACCGCGCTGCAGGATCGCGGGCACCTCGTCGGCACCAAGCCCCGCGACGCCGCCGTCGTGGAAGCGCGGCGCACCCGCAAAGGCGAGTGCCGGGACGAGCCGCTGCTGGGCGGGACCCCCGGCGACGCCGCCTTGATGGAAGATGCCGGCAAACAGCCCGCCTCCGCCGCCGAACAAGCCGCCGAGCAGTCCGCCGCTGCCTCCGCCAAGTGCATTGGCTAGAGGCCCGAGGATCGCGGAACGAACCGCGATGCGGGTGATGTCGGCGAGGATGCTGTCAGCGAGCGCCTTGAAGTCGATCTTGCCGCCGGTCACGAAGCTGGCGATGGCGTCCTCGGCGCTGCGAAAGGCGCTGGTGAGAGCGCTGCCGAGACCCTTGCCCCAGTCCATCGCCTCGCTGGCATAGCGGGACAGCTCCTCGCGAACCGCCGCCCAGCCGGTTGCTGCCTGCGTGGCCGCCGTTGCCGCCGCCTCACCAGCGGCGCGGCTTGCTTCCGCGGCGCGTGCGGCGGAACCGGCCGAGCCTTCGCCATCTCCTGCGGCATCGCCTCCGGCGCCGCCGATGGCTGCGAAGGCTTCATCAAGACGCTCCGTCGCGCCGGCTGCGTTGTCGATTTCGGTGTTTGCGCCCGCCATGGCCTCCCGGAGCGCCGCGATGGACGCGAGGGGCGCGCCTGCCAGCTCTCCCAGCGCCGTCGCCGTCTCTCGTGCACTGTCGGCGGCAGCGCGCGCATCCTCGGCGAAAGCCGAGAGACCGAAGTCCGGTGCCGCGAAGGTGTCCGTCTCGAACGCGGCGGCGAAGGCATCACGCGCGGCGTTGCCAGCCTGGCTCGCGGCACCCGCAAACTCGTTCTCGATCCGGCCGAGATCGACGTCCGGCACCAGCTCGATGGCCCGCTCGATGCCGATCGCAGCCAGACCCGTGTTGACGCCTTCGAGGAGCGCGTTGATGCCGTCGACCGCGCCGTTCAGCATCGACTCCAGCCCGGCTACAGCCAAGTTCGCCGCCTGGATCGTCAGATCGCCGATCGCCCGAGGCAGGTTGCTCCAGATGACGACCATCGCATCGAAAGCGCCCTGAAACGTCCCGATGGTGCGATTGCCGAAGGCGACGACGGCCTCGAGCGAAGCCTGTAGCGCGTCGGCGATGCTCGCCTGAATGCCGCTCCAGGCGGCGTCGATGCGCGCTTTCAGGACGCCGGCCAGCAGACCGATCCTGTCCCAGACCTCGGCTGCCACGTCACCCAGCAGGCCGAGCGCAGCGCCGAAGCCGCCGGTCGCCTGCACCAGGCGACCGAACTGGTAGATCAGCTCCCCGGCAGCCACGATGAGCGCGCCAATCCCGGTGCGGATCAACGCGCCGCGCAGAAAGACCAGCGCGGTGGCGAGGCCGCGCACCGAGGCCGCGGCAACGACCATGCCGGCGACCCAGCGCCCGGCGATGAAAGCGGCGAAGGCAGCAGCGATCGAGGCGAGCCGACCGATGTTGTCGAACAGGAGCCGGATCGCCTGACCAAGCGGACCGGTCGTGCGCGAGATTGCCGCCAGCGCGTCGGCGACGGCTTCGAGGGCCGGGGCGGCGGCAACGGCGAGTTGGTTCGACAGCCCGCGCCAGATCAGACCAAGGCGAGAGATCGCATCGTTCGTCCGCTCGATCTGATCGGCGTCCTGCTCGGACACGACCACGCCGAAATCGCGAACGTCCTGTGTCGCCTGCCGGAGGGTCGCCGTGTCGATCCGGGAGATGGCGATGCTGCCTTCCTCCCCGAACAGCTGCCCGGCGACCGCTGCACGCTCGGCCGCGGGCACGAAGTCTTCAATCGCCTGATTGATACGACCGACACGCTCATCCAGCGGCAGGGCCAGCAAGGCCGAGGCCGAGAGCCCGAGCCGTTCGAGCGCCGCGACGGCAGGACCGGTCCCGGCGGCCGCCTGGCTGAGGCGGCGGGTGAGGTCCTTGGTCGCCTGCTCGATGCCGGACATCGACACGCCGGCCAATTCGCCGGCTCGTTCGAGAACCTGAATGCTCTCGACGGTCGTCCCGAGCGATTGGGCGAGCTTGGCCTGCGCATCGACTACCTGAAGACCGGAGCGGATCATGGCCGCAGCGCCCGCGGCGAAGGCGGTCGCCGCAGCGGCGGCTGCGATCTGCACGCGCCGATAAAAGGCCGCGACACGGCCGTTTGCGGCGTCCATCTCCCGCGACAGCCGACGGAAGCCTTGCTCCCCTGCGTCGCCAATGCCCTGCAGCTCGGCACGGACTTCACGCCCTCCGACCACGGCAAGGCGAACGGAGACGCGTTTCTCAGCCATTGTCTTTCCCTGTCGCGCTTAGGCGCTCCCCGCCTCTTGTTGATCAGTCCTGATTTGCGCGTTCAGTCCGCGCACCATCATGCCCTCCACCTCGGGCAGCAGTTCCGCGCAGACGAGGGTGTCCACTCCAAGCGCATGTGCGCAGGCGAGCGCGGCCGTCATGTCGAGGCCGAGGACCGCACCGGGCACGGCGCGCAGCTGCCCCGTGAGCTTTTTGGCGAGATCCCAGACCTGCCAGCCTTCGACCGTCTGCGGACGGTTCAGGACTGCGGGACATTCGCCGCAAATGCCGCGGCAGGATCGGCAATACTGGTCGCCCCCGCTGAAGTGCCATTCGGCGAGGGCGCGGAGCCGTTTTTTTCCGCTTCCAGCAGAAGGCCCTTGGACACGTAGCGGACCTGGAAGGCCTCGAAGATCGGCAGGATGTCCAGGAGCGCGTCGATGCCTTCCGGTGTGACGGGCACCGGATTGCCTTCAGCGTCGCCCACCCCCTCCCATTCCAGCACGACCAGCCGTGCCAGGGCCTTGGCCATGGTGACCGCGATGGTCTCGTTCGACGCGCCTTCGGGCAAGGCACCCACCGCCGGATCACTGCGGGCGGCGGCCATGAGCGAGGTGGTCAGGGGAGCGACGCGCACGCGCACGTCATGTCCGAGGTCGAGCCAGGTCGGCTCGCGCGACAGGTTCAGGCGGATCATGGGAATGGCCTCAGGTGTAGCTCGTGACGTCGTTCAGGAGGTGGGCGCGCAGCATCGTGCCTTCGCTGTCATCGTAGGCGGCGCGCCAGTCGAAGCTCGCCTCGACCCCGCCGGGGCCGGAGACGGCATATTTTGGTTTGGGCAGGAAGACCCGCGGCAGCTCGAAGCGGAGCGCGTAGCCTTCCGGGAAGGTGAACCCGTATTCGAGCGCGACGGGATCGCCATTGGCGGCCTCGGCCACGAGCGTCGCACCATCGAAGCGTACCGACATTGATCCTTCCGCCGAGGCGAACGTGGGATCGGCCGCCTCGATCTTGCCGTCCTCGCGGATGACCCGGACGCGTTCGAGATTGTTGGAGAAGGTCAGACTGCCGCCAGTGACGCCCGCGAGCGCCGCACCGCCGCGCCGGATGAAGCCGCGCCCCTGGCTGAAGCGCCGGAGCGCGTAGGCCGTCGGATTGGCGTCGACCGTCGCCGAGAAGCGTTCCTCGCCTTGGGCCACGAGCTGGAGACGGGCATTTGCCGGTCCCTCCTGACCCATCTCGAAGTTCAGGCTCTCCATCACCGTGCCGAGGTGACGGAAGAACACTGGCGTCGTGAGCTTCGGATGGCCGACCTCGATCGTGTAGCTCGGGATGTCGTCGGCGCCGCTCTCCCAGACATGCGCATAGCCGCCGCCGGTCAGTGTCGCCGCCGAAGCTGCCGCGGCAGAGGCAGAGATCGTGAAGGCGTTCCCGGTCGGCCCGACGACATCGAATACGACGACGAGGGTCTGCGTGCTCGTCGGCCGGGAATACGTGCATTTGGCGATTTCGGTATCGGCCGATGCGTTGAGGTCGCTGACCAGCTGATCGACGGTCTGTGTGGCCGTTCCCTGGATCTGCGTCTCCAGCGCGCCGGCCGTACCGGAGACGAACGTCCAGGCCGTACCGTTCAAGGTGATCGTGTCGCCCGCCGTGGGATTGACGGCGAAGACGATCGAGCCGCTGGCGCTCGTGGGCGTGGTCACCGGGTCTCCGAAAAGGCCCGTCAGCCAAAGGCCCGTTCCACGCAGGTCGAGCGGGATGTCGAGCTGGCCCTCGTCGGTGATGAGGCCGCGATAGGGATCCTGCGCATTGCGCCCGCGTCCGAGCAGCGGGTCGTCCCCGAGCGGCTGGGCCGAGGAGAGATCGGTCGATTTGAAATCGAGGCTCTGATAGCCGGTGAGCGGCGCGACCCCGTAGCTTGCCTCCCGGCACGCCTTGAGGGTGGCGTCCGCGCCATATGCGCGCGCCTTGGGCATGGATGACTCCCGTCTTGTCCGTGATTGGGTCGTGGTTGGGTCAGGCGGTGAGCGGATCGCTCACCAGGTATTCGATCGTGACGATGATCCGAGCGGTCAGCATCGGCGGCGCTCCTTCGAGAGCGAGCGCACCCGTTTCCGGGGCTGACGGCGTCAGGTTCTCGGCGAGGCCGCCGAGCGTCTCATCGACGCGCAGGGCGGCCCCGATCGCACCAAGCAGCTGATCGAGCGCCGCTTCGCCGCCGCCGCTTGGATCTCGCGGCACATAGACTTCGAGCTCGACCCGGTGCGCGTAGAACTCGGTGCGGGGATTGAGGGTGATGTCGGGTTCGCCGGGTTCGCCATCGCGCAGGATGACGAGACCGGCAGCGGGCACCTTCTCGGGCAGCACCTCGTTGCGCCGCACCGGCGCCGCCAACTGCCCCGCGAGAACAACCGAAAGCGCGGCGAGGATCTGTTCACGTCGAGACATCAGCGGCTCCCGTCCTCATCAGAAATCCAGTTGCGCACGACCAGGCTGGGTAGCCGACTCACCCAGCGCTCGGCGGCGCCGGCCACCTCGAGGCGCTTGGCGAGGGTGACCTGCGGAACCAGGATGAACATCGGCACGGTCACCAGTCCTCGGCCCGTCCGGAGTGCAGAAGCGCTCGCGCGAGAGAAGCCACCACGCTTGCCTGTCCGGGCACGCATCCTGTCGGCCACGAGGAGAGAGGGACCGCGGCGTCGATAGACGAAGCGCAGCCGTTGCCCGGTCCGTCGCTCCCATCCACCCGGCGTGATCTTCCGGCCGCCATCCCCGTATCGGCCAGCGGCCGCCGTCGGGATCGCGAGGAAGAAGCCGCTTTTCGAGCGAATGGTCGCGCCTTCCTCATAGATGCGGATGATGCCCGGCGCCTTGGACCAGACGAGTCCCGCCGCCCGGATGCTGTCTTTGCCCTTGGGGTAGACTTGTCCGCGCCAGGTGCGCGCCAGTCTCGGACCCAGTCCCGCTGAGGTGACCTGCGTCCGGAGCTCGGTCTTCAGGCCATCGGTGGCCTGTGAAATCCCGGCCGTGACGGCCTTCTCGGCGGCCTTGATCTCGTCGGCCATCAGCTTGCCGAGGTCGCCGATCGTGCTGACCGAGAACCTCATGTCTCACGGAGCTCCGCCGTCCAGATCAGTCGCTCCGCGTCCCGGCTCGGTTCCCCCTGGACGACATAGGAAACGCCGTCGAACTGGAACCCGTCGCCTTCGGCGAGGCTGGGAGCATCGGCGACGCGAATGTCGAGCAGCGTCGTAGCGGCATGCAACCGTGTCTCGCCGAATTCGAAGACCCGGTCGGGCCGGCGCACGACGGCCCGGACGGAGACGGCGCTGCCGCCCTTTGGCGTGTAGGTCGCGTCCCGCGCCATGTTCGGGTCGGCAAACAGTGACTGAAACGCAGCGGCGATGGCCGACATCAGAAGCTGCCATTCAGGCGAACCCGCCCGATGACGTCACCGGCGCCACCGGCGACGGCTTCGGTCGCAACACCGATCAGCGTGTTGGCGGTGGCGGTCTTCGTCGCTTCCTTGTTGGTGTTGTCCCAGTAGACCTTGTCGCCCGCGGTCCACGCCTGCGAGGCGACCTTCTTCAGGTCGAAGACGCCGACGAGCGCGGCTTCGACGGTCTCGCCGAGGGCAGCGCTGCCCGCGGCCACGCCGAAGATGGAGCCGACGAGCAGGCCGTCGCCGGAAACGACCGCATAGGGCGCGGTCAGGGTGATGGTGTTGCCGGGCTGGACGTAGTTCTTCATAGGCTTGATCCTCTTGGAAAGACGAAGGGCGGCCCGTCAGGACCGCCCATCTCGTCGGGGTTCAGGTGTCAAAGACGGGGCCGGATCAGGCGCCCGGGTTCTTGTAGAGGCCGCGCCAGTCGATCGCCTTGGCGCCAAAGTCGAGGCGGCACTTGATCTCGACCCCGTCGACGTCGAAGCCATTGCGTGTCTCGATGTAGGCGCCCTGCTGACCCTCGAGATAGGCGTACTCGATCGTGTCGATCTGGTTCGGGCTGGCCGCCAGATACCAGGCGGTCTCGCTCGCCGCATCGAGCCGGGGCTCGCTGATCGGCGCGAGGGTGCGGATCGACTGCGGCACCACGCTGGACGTCGCGGCGGGCACCAGGTTCTGGGCCACCAGCTGCTCGGCCTTCAGCTCCAGCGAGGCAGGCACGATCAGGAAGGCCGGGCGGACGTTCAGTACCGTCTTCTTGTCGAGACCCGTCTGCTTGGCCATCGCGGCGCGCGCCGCACCGACGCTGCCGACATCGAGCGCCGCGCCGGTGCCTGCCAGGTTCTTGTGGGTGGTGTGGAACAGCGCGTTGCCGTCGGCCATCGCCGGGTTGGCGGTGATGATGCCCCAGACCACGTCCGACTCCAGCTGGGCGATGGAGTTGCCGTACATCGCCGGGATGCGGGTGAAGGCGTCGAGGTCGTCGTTGATCAGCACCTGCCGGGTGATGGCGACAACCCGGCCGTAGGTCTTCACGCGGTAGCTTTCCTTGCTCTCGCCGAGCGTTCCGCGCTTGAACTCGCCGCTCTCGCCCACTTCCAGGAGCTGCGGCGCCTCGCCGAGCTGCACCCGGTGCATCGCCTTGAAGTCGGTCGCCAGCACCTGACGGCAGAAGAGTGCGAAGGTCCGCGGATAGGCCTCGTAGGCCTGGCGCAGGGTCTTGTTGGTGACGGCCGCGAGGATCTCGGGGAAGTCCGAGGTCGAATGCAGCGCGCGCGTCGCCACCTCGTCACGCGAGAGCCCCCGCGTGTTCACCCCGGCATTGCCGAGGCTTTCGCGGGCGAGTTCCAGCAGCGTCATGCCGCGATACTGACGGGCAGCGTCCTCAAGCGGGAACAGCGTCGGGCTGTACCGGTGCAGCAGCGCGTTAGCCACCGCATCGCGGCGGGTGATGCGCTCATCCCGACCGCCGAGCGGGACGGAGACTTGGCCGAAGGTCCGGGTCTCGTCCGACCTCAAAGCGACCTGATCGAGGATCAGGCGGCGCGCTTCGTCGAGACCGGTGCCGCGCTTGACCAGATCCTCGGCAAAGCCCCGCTCGAGGTTCAGGCGACCAGCCAGATCGTAGATGGTCGAGACACGCTCACGTTCGGCTTCGCGGGCGTGGTTCGCTGCAGCCTCGGGATCCGGAATATCGGGCTTGGCGGTCTTCGGACGCGCGCGGGTCTGCGTGTCGGCCGCGCTCGGGGGCGTGTCGGTCATGGTGGTCTCCTCGGTCGCTGCCGTTTCGCTCGTCTGGTCGGCCACGACCTCTTCAGTCGCGGCCGGGGTCTGGGTCTTCTCCGTCATCGGGGATGCTCCTTGCGGGTTTGAGGGCGCGTCCCGGCGGTGAAGGACGCAGGTTTCAAGAGGGCTCTGGCTGCGGAAGCCCGCGGCGGGGTCGGCCCCGACCGGGACCGCTGAGATCTCGAAGGGGGTCCAGTCCACCGCCCGCCAGAGCTCCCGCCCGCCGTCGGGCTTGGAGATGTCGAAGCGATGGACCTGGTAGCCGATGGAGACCGCGCGGATGTGCCCGGCCTGGATGTCGCGCCAGATCGGCTCGACATCGGCGCGCTCGCTGATGCGGACCTGCGCGATGCCGCGGCCGTTCTCGATCCGCGCCGAGCCGGGCACCACCGAGCCGATGACGGCGTCGAGCGTGTCGATCTCATGGACCTTCAGGAACGGCGCGCCCGCGTTCAGCCGGTCGAGGCGCACATGGGCAGGGTCGAGGCTGAGTTCCTCGTCGTAGGGCTCCCCGAAGAAGCTCGCCCGCCTGACGCGCGCGCCCGCCGACCAGATCACCTCGACGGTGCGTGCGTCGTTGTCGACGGTGTTCGGCGCAAGCTCCGCCGACCGGCGAAGCGCCGGCAGTTCGATCATCGTGTCCATGAAGTCAGTCCTGTTGGGCGGTGTCCGGCTGCCCGGGGCCGGGTTCCGGATCGATTGCCGGGTCGCTCGATTGCGCGCTGCCGGTCTTGGTGACGCGGCGGGGGTCGCTGTCGAGCACGAGCCCGAGGGCGTCGAGCTTGGCGTTCGTCGCAGCGATCTCCGCCAGCACGGCGTCGGGATTGCGGCCCTGCCGGGCGATCACCTCGGCCAGTGTCATCGTGCCCGAGCGGATCGCCAGAAGGTTCGCCATCGCGTCCTTCTGCGGATCGACCGCCTCGAACTTCGGCGGCGACCATTCGACCGGCACGTCCGGCGTCGGGATCTGTCCCGCGGCCCATGCGGCCTCGGTGAACCAGCGCCAGACCGGGGTGCAGAGCATCGGAATGAAGAGCTGCCACTGGACAGCATCGATCATCCGGCGGAACTCGACGAGCCCCGCCCGGATGGAGGAGTAGTTCACCTGGCTGAGATCGCCGGTGAGTAGCTCGTAGGGCACCCGGAACCCGGCCGAAATGGTATGCAGGCTCGCGCGCTTATACTCGCCGTAGCCGCCGGTGGCCGAGGGCTGGTTGAAGCGGATGTCCTTGCCGCCGCGGGCGTAGGCGATTAGCCCCGGCTCGAACTGCTCGACCCGGTTGCCGTCGGCGTCGACCACCGCCGGAGCGATGCCCTGCTGCGCCTCGTCGTCGCCGAAGACGATGGCGGTGACGCAAGCCTCGGTCTTCTTGCGGACGATCTCGGCCACCTCGTAATCGTCGAGATCACGAAGGGCGCGGATGACCGGCGCACCCCACGGGACGCCGCGCGCCTGCGTGCGCTGCTTCTCATAGACATGCGCGATCTCGCTCGCCGGGACCGGCCGGCTCTGCAGGCCGTTTTGCAGGGCGCCATAGGCGTCGCCAGGATGCTCGGCGTGGAGCCAGTAGGCCTTGCGCTTGCCGAGCGGATCGAACTCGATTCCCTGCACCAGCCGCCCCGCGCCGAGAACGCCGGATTTGGTGGCGTCGAGGAAGTCGGCCTCCAGCACCTGCAACTGCAGCGGAACCGGCAGACCGTCCGAGGATCGCCGCAGGCGGCGCCGCACCAAGACCTCGCCCGCCTCGACCATCTCCCGGCAGATCAGCGTCTGCAGGCCGTAGAAGTCGAGCTGACCATCGGCATCGCACTCCGCCGTCCAGCGTTCAAACAGCGCATCGACCTTCCGGTCCAGCGTGTCGTCGCCGCTCGCGGCGCGCGGCATGATGCCCGCGCCAATGATGTTGTTGACCAGCACCGCCACGGCCTTCGCCGCATGAGGGTTGTTGCGCACGAGATCGCGCATCCGGTCGCGCAAGAGCGCCCCGGCCACGCCGATCTCGGTATCGGCCGAGGATCCCGGGGCACGCCAGCCCTCCGTGCGGCGTCCTCGCGCGGCGCCCTCGTAGCCGCGCGCGAGCGTCTCGAACGCCTGTCGCGCCAGGACACGCCGCGCGGCGGCCCGAGGGGCGACCGAAGCAATGGCGCGGTCGAACCAGTTCGCCGCCATCAGCGATCCCCGCGCGAGAAACCCGCGAGCCCGGCGACCGGAAGCGACCGCCCCACACTGGCAATCGCGCGCTCAATAGTGCGGATGCGGGCGAGCAGATCCTCGGCCGAGCCGTAATCCACCGACTTGCCGTCATAGCTGACGCGGGTCGTGCCGCTGGCATAGGCCCGGCGCAGTGCCGAGAGCTCGGTTTCGGTCCAGTCGGTCATCTCAGAACCATCCTTCCCGCCGCCCGATCCAGTCGGAACGACGCTTGCCTTGGGGTACCTGTCCCGACCTGTGGATCTGCCCGGCGGGATCGCTGTCGGTAGGGGCCGCCCCGAGTTGGTCTTCGAGGTCACGCCATTTCTCTTCGGGCCAGCGGTCGGCACCTGCGATCCAGGCGGCCGCGCGGGCGTAGACCCGGCAATCGAGCGCCTCGTTGCGCTCGCGCAGCTTCTGCCATTCGAGCTTCGCGAAGCCGCGCTTCGTGCGCACCGTGACCAGCTGTTCGGCCACGACCTGCTTCAGCCACTCGCTCTCGACCCATGTCGGCAGGTGGATCGTGCCGGGCGGGAACGCCGCGCCCTCGGCACGTTCCTCGGCCGTTGGGCGCTCCAGCCGCAGGAAGCGGTAGGTTTCGGCCTTGAAGGTCGAGACCGCCACCGTCCAGAGCCGGGCGCCGCGACGCAGGCGCTTCCCACCCTCGGTCGCATCCACGAAAGTGGGGCCGGAGACCGGGCTGGAGCGATTGAAGCCTTCGAGCCCCTTGACTGGCGCGACCTGCGCAAAGCCGACTTTGCGCGACCAGGCGTAGACTGCCGGGGCTTCGTAGCCCGTGTCGATGGCGAGCCGCGCGATCCGAAGGTGCGCGCCGTTTTCATGCGGCCAGGACCGGTTGAGCAGTGCCGTCAACTGGTCCCAAGCATCATGCCGGTCCGGCCCGCCCTCGATCACGACGTGATCGACGAGCCAGCTCTCAAGCCCTCGGCCCCAGGCCCAGACATCGACCTCGATGCGGTCCTTCTGGACATCCGCGCCCGCCGTCAGGAACAGCCCGCCCGCTGGCACCGTGCCTGGCCGCCACGCCTCGCGGCGATCGTAGAGCCGCTGCCAGTCCGGCGCCTCGCCGGTTTCGACCCATGTCTCGCCGAGAATGGTGTTGCGGAACGCCTTGATCGCCTCGTCGGAGCCTTGGGCCGCCTCCCAGCTGCGCGCGATCCGGGACCAGCTGAGCCAGCCCACCGGCGAGTAGAGCGCCGAGAGGTGGTAGCCGACCGTCGTGGGATCAGCGGCCGTGGCGGTCGCCCGCCATTCGCCGCCGTCCAGCATCGCCGTCTTGTGGTGCTCCGCGACGGCTCTGTCGCAGCCTTCGCAGATATATTCTGCAGTCTCCGGCTTGCCCTTCTGCCAGCGCAGCCGCTCGAACTTCAGCCACTGCATCGCCCCGCAATGCGGACACGGCACGAAATAGCGCCGCTGGTCGGACGCCTCGAACTCGCGCTCGATGCGGCTGAGCCCCCGGATCGTCGGCGTCGAGACCAGGAACACCTTGCGCCGGTGGGCGAAGGTCAGCGACCGCGCCTCGGCCAGGGTCACCGGATCGCCTTCCTCGTCGGCTGAGGCCGGATAGGCATCGACCTCATCGAGGAAGATGTAGCGCGCCGGGGTTGAGCGCAGCCCGACCGCCGAGTTCGCGCCCGTCATGATCAGTATGCCGCCCGCGAATTCCTTGGACAGCATCGTGTTCCCGGCATCGCGGGATCGGGCCGGTTTGACCCGCTCCCGCAGCTCCGGGCTCTCGTCGATCAGCGGATCGATCCGCTGGCGCGAGTTGCGCTTGGCCAGTTCGACCGTGGGCTGGACCGCGAGCATGGGGCCCGGCGCCTGGTGGATGGCGAAGCCGATCCAGTTGTTGCCGGCTTCCGTCGCACCGACCTGCGCAGCCTTCATGAACACGATCCGTTGCGCCGCGTCGCCGGGCGACAGCCGGTCCATGATCTCCCGCATGTAGGGCGTTCGCATTGTGCGGTAGCGCCCCGGTTCGGCCGAAGCGCGGGACGCCAACATCCGGTGCCGGTCCGCCCATTCCGAGACGGTGAGGTCGGGATCCGGTCGGATCCCGTTGCCCCAGGCGCGCAGGATCTCAGCAGCGCCTTCGAAATCCCTCAGGCCATATTCGTCACCGGAATTCGGGCCGGACCTCGGCGAGTTCGTCGAGGTGGGCGCGTACATGTTTCTCCAAGGCCTTCTGCATGGCGGCCGCCTCGACGCCGAGTTCGGCCGCCATCAGCGCCGCCGCGCGCGCCGGCCAGTTCACCCAGGCATCGCGCTCCTCGCGTGCCAGCCGGAACACGACCGCAACCGCCCGGGCGCGGTCGACGAGTTCTCCCTTGAGCTTCTGAAGCCGGATGCGCCGCTCCTGGGCCTTCAGCACCTCATTCGCGGTCTTGGCCTGCAGGAAGGTCGTGCCGCTGCCGACGGGTGGCGCGGCAAGCCCTTGTTCCCGCAGAGTGTCGCCAACGGCGGACACGGCCGCGTCGGGGACCGGCTTGAGCTTGGATGCCGTGGTGCGCCGGGACTTCGACGGGTCCGTCATCGCCGCCCGGCGTGCATCGCTCGCCTCTGCGTCGATGCTGCCATCCTCATGGAGGACCAGCCGTCCCGCCGCCTTCGCCTTCTGGATCGCGCCCCGCGAGAGACCGACGCGCGCGGCGTATTGGCGCTCGCTCAGCCCCTGCATGGCGTCCTCCGATTATTGTTCAGATTCAGGCGCTTATCGAGTTGATAAGCGGTTCGGACAGAGCGAACGTGGCTTTCAAGACCACGCTGCAACTCGCCACGAGGAGCCACAGAGATGACCCGACGCGCCACCGACAACTCGAAGGCACTCGACGCCTTCATCGCCGCCAAGCTGGAGATCGACAGCATGCTGGAACGCCTCAAGGCGCTCAGCGACGACCACTTCGAAACCAATCCCGACGAGATCAACTGGGGCCATGTCGGCTCCCTGAGCCACTACCGCGACAAGCTGCGCGAGATCACCGACATGGCGTTCCGCGAGGGCGAGCACGCCGGGTGAAATCCTGCACCTGCCCGAACTCCGGCCGCGCCGTGCCGCGCGGCTTGGGGTCGTAGAAGGACCGCGACGGTCGCGGTTCAATCCAAGGAGACGACCCCATGACCAAGCTCACCGACACGCAAGCCGTAATTCTCAGCGCCGCCGCTCAGCGCGACAGCTACAATGTCCTGCCGCTTCCCGGTTCCCTGCGCGGAGGCGCCGCCACCAAGGTGGTGGAGACGATGATCGCCAAAGGCTTCATCGAGGAAGTCGATGCCGACATCCGCAATGGGGAGCTTGTCTGGTGCGAGACCGGGGACGGTCACGGCACCACGCTGGTGGCGACCAACGCAGGCCTCGCCGCCATCGGCATTGAGCCCGAGGGCACGAGCACCGCGCCTGCGAGCGCGCCAGACACCCGCGCCGAGCAGCAGGCCGCGCCCACTACGCGAACACCGCGCGAAGGCACCAAGCAGGCCGCGCTGATCGCGATGCTCCGCGCGCCGGGAGGTGCGACTATCGCCGAGATTGTCGCGGCCACCGGCTGGCAACCACACACGGTGCGCGGCGCGGTGGCGGGCGCTCTCAAGAAAAAGCTCGGTCTCGAAGTGGCCTCCGAGAAGATTGATGGCCGCGGGCGGGTGTACAGCCTCCCGCCGGCTTGAAGACACGACGTTTTCCAGACCCGATGCCGCCGCCCGATCCGGGCGGCGGTTTTCATCTGGCATGGCGCAACCGTATCTCCTCGAACAGCCGCCGCAGCGCGTAGGAACGTCCAATGCTGACCACCGTGAAAATCGCACCCATCATGAGATTCTGCGCCAGTGTGGTGTGCAGCCCGAAGATCGGGAAGATCAGGATCTGGGTCACCACCGCCACGCCGTAGCCAACGGCGACGTTGGCAAGGGACTCCACGAGTGACATTGCACGGCTCTGCTTCATGCTGCATCCGTTTCGGCTGAAGCAGGACTGAGCCGCTCGTCCTTCACCTCGGCGAAGGTTCGACCGTCGCCGTCGAGGATTGCATCGCGCCCAGTCTCCGCCTGCCAGCGCTCCACGGCGACATCGACATAGGCCGGGCTGATCTCCATTGCGAAGACACGCCGGCCATTGGCCTCGCCCGCCATGATCTGCGAGCCGGAGCCCGAGAACGGCTCGTAGCAGAGCCCGCCACGGGCCACGTGCTGGCGCATCGGGATCCCGAACGCGTCGAGCGGCTTCGGCGTCGGGTGGTCGGGCCGCTCATCTTTGGCAAATGACGGCATCTCCCAGGTCGAGGGCAGCGTCTCCTCGGCGACCTTCGGCGGCCGGTTCGGGCGCCTCCAGCCCATGAAGCAGGGCTCATGCTTCCAGAGGTAATGGGACCGGGTGAGCACGCCGCGGTCCTTCACCCAGATGATCTGCTGATGGACGAAGGCGCCGGCCTTCTCCCAGCACGCTTCCAGCATCGCCTGGCGGCGGGAGGCATGCCAGCAGTACCAGGCGGCGTCCTCGGTGATCGCTTCGGTCACAGCCGCGGCGATGAAGCCGTCGTAAAGCTCCGCGCCCTGCGAGCTGTCGTCCCAGGTGACGCCGTAGGATTGGCTCCAGTCCTTGTTCCGCGTCGGGTGGTTGGAGCCGTCATAGTCGACCAGATAGGGCGGGTCGGTGGCGAACAGGACCGCGCGCTCGCCGTTCATCAGACGGCGTACATCCTGATGGTTCGTACTGTCGCCGCAGAGCAGCCGGTGATCGCCGAGGATCCATAGATCGCCCTTGCGGGTGGCCGGATTGCGCGGCGGCTCGGGTATGGTCACGGGCGGAACCGAGCCGCCAGCCCCGCCGTCTTCATCGTCTGCGTCCGGGTCGAGCGCGAGGAGCTTGTCGAGTTCGCCGTCGGAGAATCCGACCAGCGACAGATCGAAGTCCTCGGCCAGCAGTCCCTGCAGCTCGGCGGAGAGCAATGCCTCGTCCCAGCTTCCGAGTTCCGTCAGCTTGTTGTCCGCGATGCGGTAGGCCCGGCGCTGCGCCTCGGTCAGATGCCCGAGCACGATCACAGGCGCCTCGGGGAGCCCCAGCTGCGTCGCGGCAAGCACGCGCCCATGGCCTGCGATCAGCTCCCCGTCCTCGGCCACGAGGCAGGGCACGGTCCAGCCGAACTCGGCCATGCTGGCGGCAATCTTGGTGACCTGGTCCGCGCCGTGCACCTTCGCGTTCTTGGCGTAGGGCTGGAGGCGCGAAAGCGGCCAGGTCTCGATCCGCTCGGGGGCGAAGCTCAGTGTCATGGGTCGGATGGGTCCGTGGATCGAAGTGGACACCTGTGGTCCTGGACTCCGGAGGCCGCGCTGGACTCCGTGCGGGGTTCAGCGGGCGCGACGGGCGTCCAGCCATCAGGCGCGTGTTCGTTGGTGGTTTCTCGGGATCTACTTGGATCCGGATGCCGGGTGGCTTCCCAAAAATCCGGCCCTGTCGCTGGCGATCCATCGCGCCTCGCCCGCCAGCATACGATTTCCGCCAGGAAGGACCCGCGAACTCGTATGCTTAGGTGATGTTGGCGTGAACGGGCGCCGATCCGTTACGAAAGGATCAGTGCGGATCCTTTACTTGGATCGGTTCCAACGAAAGGATCCGTGCGCTCGTGATCGCGACGCGCGCCTCTCCCGAGGATAGCCAGAATCTACCCAAGAACTGGGGTTTTCGTCTCTTCGAAAAGTGTCCGGCGGACACTTTCCGCTTCGCTTCGCGAGCTTGCGATCATTCGCCGAGGAGCGCTCGCAGATCTTTCATCAGCAGGAAGAGATGATAGGGGTCGGTCGGACTCGGCTCGAAGTCGAACTGCTCGTACCAGGCGCGCGCTTCATCGTCCTTGGCATGAACGAGAAGCGCTCGGATCCCTGCAATTTCGGCAGCTTGAGCCGTGCGCAGCAGTGCATCCTTGAGCAACGCTTTGCCCAGCCCCTTTCCCTGCTCGGCTCGGTCGATGGCAAGACGCGCGAGGAGCATTACCGGGATCGGATGACGGGCAAGCCCTTTGCCGACACGACCGGGAGCGTCGGCATGTTCAACGGCGCCGACCGCGAGGCTGTAATAGCCCGCGACACGCTGCTCCCCGCGGCACACGACATAGGTCTGAGCGCTGCCCGCTTTCTGGTTGACCAGAGCGTGGCGTTGCAGGAATCGATCCAGAGGTTCCTTGCCGCAATCAAACGCGTCGACCTCGTGGGAGGCATCGAGCTTTTGGACGGCAGAGAACGATTGGTTCTCCGCCGTCACTCAAGCACGCTCTTCTCGGCGAGCAGTCTGGCGAGGCGCGGCTTGCTCTGGACGGGGCGGTCGAGAACATCCTGGAAGGCTTGCCACTGGGCGTCATCCAGCCGGAACATGCGCCGATCGACGAGCGCTTCCTCGGCGGCATGAATGCCCGCCTCGAGCAGGAACTCCGTCACGTTCTTGTGCGAAAATGTGGCAGCTCGCTGCAGCAGCGCCTTCATGGTCGGCGTGGTGCGCACCTCGATGCGTTCGGACTTGGCTTCGGCTGCTGGCATGGCGGATCTCCTGTCCCGACCTTCATATCATACGGACAACGTACGGACAAGAAGTTAATTGGGGTGACTGGCCGGGTCCTCGCAAGCCCCCTTGACCATTTCAATCACGTAGCGGCGCGACCGGAGCCGGGGGACTTTGCGCTGGTTCAGCCGCCATGCGATCACGCAGAGCGCATAGAGCCAGTGCTCGTGCGCCGCCGAGCGCTGCAATCCCACGGTCCAGCAGATGGTTTTCCAGCGCTCGCCGTAGGCGCGCAGCCAGACAATCTTGCCGTCGATCGGATCGAGCCCCACCGTCCAGCTGAGCGTTTCCTCCATCCGGCTGATCGCGGCGGGTGACGGGATGACGCGCATCGGCTTCGGCTCCTGTCCGACCTTGTCGGCGAAGCTATGGATAACTTCTGGCCAGACGCTGAAATATCCCTGCCGCTGGGGTTCGGGCAGGCGCTTTAGCACGAAGGCCGCTTCCGCGAGACGTTCCTCGACGAGACTCGGTGTCCACCTCACAGCACACCTCCCCGGGTCTCCATCGCCCAGAGCAGGATCGCGATCGCGTCGGCCTCGTTGTCGTCGGCGGGTTGGAACCCGCGCTGGCGCATCGCGGCGAGCACGGCATCCTTGCCGGCGTTGCCCTTGCCCGTAGCGAAGCGTTTGATGGTGCCGACAGGAACGCCCTGATAGGCGACGCCCTTACGCTCGCACCAAGCGGTCAACGTCGCCAGGAAACCGCCATAGAGGTGGGCGGCGTCAGTGCCGATATGGCGCCGGACCTCCTCGAAATAGATCGCGGCCAACCCACCGCCGTCGTCGGCCAGTTGTTCGAGCCATTGCTGGAAGCGCAGGTAGCGCATGCCGCCGCCGTCGTAGCGGCCGGAGCGGAAGCTGGCGGTTCCGCTGTGCACGATCCCGCCCGCCAGGCTCGCCCAGCCCGTGGTGGTGCCGAGATCCAGGGCGAGAATGGCGCTGCCCGCGGATGTCGAGATGACCGGGGCCGGATGGGGCGCGCTCTTGGGGAGGGGTGACGGGCACTGGCTCATGGTGGTGGGTCCTTCTCGTCTAATGTCGGTGAGGGGATGGGCGGCACGGTGCCTGCGCGCGCGAAGCCCCTGGGGGTGGGAGCGGGAGAACCCGCTTGGCGCGGTTCTCCCCCACCCCCGAAGGGGGTGGCTTTCACCCCCACAACTTCGAGAGCGCAGCAACACGTTGAATCTTTTGGAGAAATCGAATTTGGGACGGCCCATTGTGTGGGTCGCGTTCCCAACTTGAATCTGCGAAAGGCCGCGCAGCGGAGCGCGCGGGAGCCAAGGTAGTTGGGACGAGCTTTCCCAACTTGAATGTGCGCGGGACGGCTGGGCGGTGCGCGGCGGCGCGAAAAGCAACGAAAGTAGTTGGGAAGCTGGCCGCCCAGCTCGCCGCAACTTGCCACAACTTGATTCTGCGTAGGTCCGCGTAATCGGGATGAGCTGGCGCATCACGAGGTCTCCTCCGTCTGATAGACCCAGACCAGGGGGTTCTCGACCGGCAGCGCCGCGCCGCTCTGTGGGCACTTGTAGGTGCTGGGAAGGACCGGGATCCGGACGGGCACGACCTCGCCGGTGTCGGGGTCTGCCGTCTCTTCTCCGGTCGGGAACGTCATGCCCTCGACGCAGAGATAGCCGAACTTGGAGCGCGAGGTTGGCAGACCGAACGGCGCGCCATCGCGAACGAACTTGATGAAACCCTTCGTGGCCAGCACGCTGATCCGTTCGCGGATCGTGTCCTTGCCGCCGAGCCCGGCCTGATTCTCGAAGCTCTCGGCGAACTGCAGCGCGGTATAGAGCCGGCCGGCCTCGGCCTCATCGAAGAGCAGTTGAAGGATCACGTCGTGTTTGCGCGCGCGCTCGGCGTCGAGCTTCTCGCCGAACTCGCGACGCACGAGCCTTGTCTCCGAGCGGTCGATCGCGATCCAGCGTCCATCCGCCTTGTCGACGATCATCGGCTCGATGCCGGGGCCGTTGCGGAGCTCGAAATGCAGCATCCGCTCCGGTCGGTCCTCGTCGGGCCGGTGCATGATCACGCCGGAGGTGTAGAAGCTGCGGAGGCTGCCCGCGCCCGAGAGCGCCATGAACGGGTCCTCGGCGAGCTGCTTCTTCGTGATCTTGCGGGTGTGATGGCAGAGGATCAGGCCGGCATCCGGGGCTACGGCGTCCCGCAGGGCCTCGACCCGCTCCTGCAGGAAGAAGAGCATCGCGGTGTTGTCGTTCTCCCCGCCGCCGTCCGGACCCCCATCGAAGAGATTGCGGATCGGGTCGATGCAGAGGATATCGGGCGCGCCATGGCCGTAGTGGGCGCGAACCGCGGCGATGGTCAGGCCCACGCCGCCGGCGTCGAGCAGCATGCGGACCTTCGGCGTGGCGACGAGATTGTCGCGCGCCGCGGCTAGGAGCGCCGGCTCGATCCGGATGGCCTGGAGGCGCTCCCGGAGGTAATGGTACTGGATCTCCGCCTGCAGATAGAAGATCCGCAGCGGCCGGCTTGGCGCAAAGCCGAGGAAGGGCACACCCGCCGCCATGTGGACCAGCAGACTGATCAGGAAGTCGCTCTTGCCGACCTTGGGGGCGCCGCCGAGCACCAGCATCCCGCCGGGCGTCAGCAATCGCGGCGCGATGATGTCGTCGGGCATCGGGCTCACGTCGTCGAGCAGTGCGCCGAGCGTGAAAACCGGAAGCGCGGACATCGGCGGCACGGCGATCCGTTCGAGGGCCGGTCCGTGGCGCTCTTCGTGCAGCCGCCAGAGGCGCTGTGCTTCCGAGGCGAGGCGTTCGAGGGGCCAGCTGGGACGGAGTTGGGCGGCGTTGTACTGGCAGATCGCCTCCCACGCGTCGTCGCGGCTCATGCGGCCCTCATGCGCCATGCGGACGTAGTGGCCGATGGCGGCGCTCGCCCCCTGGAAGCGGGTCCAATCGTCTGATCCGCCTTCGCGGACCGGCGTCGTCAGGACATCGGTGATCGACGGTTTGTCCGTAGAGGGGCCTAGCTGGGATCCGACCCCGGCAAGCGGCGGCATGTCGGCGACGAGCTCGGCGAAGTCGCGCAGATGGACCTCGACCCGCGGGCTGTGGCGGCGGATGTTGACCAGGCGCTTGAACCCGCCCTTGTGATAGACCGAACCAGCCAGGCGGATCGGCTGGTGGGCCGATCGGAAATGCGTGTCGCCGCCGACCTTGACCGCGATTTCGCCGCGCAGCCGACAGAGAAGCGCGATGTCCTCGCCCTCGGCCGGTTCGCTCAAGCGCCACCAGACATGCAGCTTGTCGAGACCGTCCGGTGTCCGGCCGCCACTTTCGACGAGCAGTGTCGGCTCGCCGAGATGACGAACGAGGTGGTCAAGCTTGGCCGCAATGTCTCCGGCGTCGAGGTCGACCAGGACCGTCTGCATCTGCTGGACATCGGCGGCCTTGGCCTTGCCGGTCTCGGCGACCGTTCCCGGCACCACATAGAAGGCCGCCCCTTCGCGTGCTGCCCAACCGGCAAAGGAAACCGCCTTCTCCAGCAAACTGTCGTCGATCTCGATCCAGGCGTTGTGGGGTCGGCCGTCGATGCCCTGGCCTTTGTCCACGAACCCGCGCAGGGGCACCCAGCCCTCGCAGTAACCGAAGACGACGTCTAGAAAGACGGCGATCTGCTCGGGATCCGGCTCGATGTCGAACGGATCGGCCTGCGGCGCGGCGTCGTTGAAGTCGCGCCAGGCATCGAGGGAGATGACCTTGTTCCCGCTCATGCCGGCAGCCCCCAGCAGCGTTCCGCCCACGGGCACATTCGGCACTCGTGGAAGTCACGGCTCGTAGCGATGCGCGGCAGCAGATCCCCTGCATCCGTCGCCTCAAGGACCCGCACGGCGCGATCGCTCATGCGTTGGGCGAGCGCCGCGTCGAACGGCACCAGTTCGTGGTGCAGTTCGGCGGTGTCCTTGTTGATGGCGGTGAAGAGCGCGGGATTGTCGGAGATGCCGGGGACCTGCGCCTCCATGTAGGCCTGGTAGAGGGCGATCTGGGACGCGTAGACGGGCTTCGCGACAACCACGCCCTTGGCCACGGTCTCGCGCCAGTTCCTGGCGTTCATCGTCTTGCATTCCCAGAGCGCGGGAACGCCGATGCCCAGCAGCTGGGGTGCGGCGGCGATGATCCCATCGACATGACCGCGGATGCGGCCACCAGCGACCGAGAAGCCGAATTGCTCGCCGTCCAGACGGTTGCCCTTGCGGGTATAGAGAACGAACCCGGCACCGCGCAGCCAGCGGATGGCAAGATCTTCGAGCGCGTGTCCAATCTCGAAGATCCGCAGCGTCTGGCCGGAGAACTCCTGACCCTCATCCTTCGGCGCGCCCGCGAACTCGAATTGCAGAGCGCGCTCACAGCCGTGTCCAAGGCGGGAGCCGCCGAGGTAGGTCCTGGGCGCAATCGCCCCGCGTTCAGCGGCGATCGCCTCGTCGATCACCGCATTGATGCGTTCCGCGCAAGTGGGGCGGTGGTTGTAGTCGAGCATCAGAACGGCACCTCCGCGTCGGCGTCGGCTGCCATGGCGTGCATGGCGTCCTGGAAGCCGCCGACGGCGACCTCGATGAGCGTGAGCACCTGCGCCTCCGTGAGGTCGGAGAAGCGCGTCTGCCAGCCAATCTCCTCCATGATCTCGGCGACCGGCTTCATGGCGGCGCGGATCGCCGCCTTCTCCTGTTCGGTGAGATCAACCATGACCCAGCGCTCCCGCGCCAAGCGCGTCCAGAAGCCTTGGCAGACCATCGAGCAGAACCAGACAGAGGGGCGCGGTTGCTTCGACCGCACCGGGTCGAACCAGCCAAAGCCACGGGTGGGTCGCCGGCAGACAGCACAGAGCGTTCCACGCGGATGCCAGAGCCGCCGCCGGTCCTCGGCCGTGGTGGGGGAAACAGATGCCATGGCTCATGCCGCCCTCCCGATGGCTGCTTCGGGCGCGGCATCGGCCGCGCCGAAGACGAGGGAGCGGATAGCGTCGCGGTTGAAGCGAAAGGCCAGCAGCGCTGATGCCTGATAGCGGGTGAGCCCGAAATCCTGCCGGTACTCCGGCGGCAGGAAGGCAAGCTGCCGGTCGGTGGGCGGCTGGTTCAACCAGCGGCGCGTCTTGTGGGCGCTCTCGTCGCTCTCATGCTCGTTGAGCCAGTCGTCCGCCGCTGCCAGACAGACCGTGCGCTCGCCCATCGCCAGCAGATGAGGCCGCTGCTTCTGCAGACCGCCGATGCCGTACCAGCGGCCGTTCAGGAAGAAGACACCGCCCCAGGCATTGAAGCCGTTGGCGATGAGCGCGGCATCGTCGCCGAAGAGATCGCACCAACGGAAACTCGACCGCTTCAGGAGGTCGATCTCGGACATCACGAAGTCGCCGAGCGGCGCTGCTTCGCCGCCTTCGGGACGCTCCCAGACATGACCGCACAGCGGGCATTCGATAGTGGCGAGCGGCACGATGGCGCCGCAGTCCGGGCAATCCTTAGTGGGCGCTTCGCCGGAGGGCTCGCGACCGTCCAGGTCGACGTCCTGCTCCAGCGAACCGTGCAGCAGGGTCGAGGTGCCGAAGTCGAGCACGATGCAGTCGGTCTTGATGACACCGGGATGCTCCTCGGGCGAGACCGTGCGCAGGCCGCGGCCGACCATCTGGATCATGGTCGACTTGTACGAGCTCGGCCGCAGAAGCACGACGCAGCCCGTTGGCGGATGATCCCAGCCCTCGGTCAGGACGGCGACATTGACGACGACCCGCAGCTCTCCGGCGGCGTAGGCGTCGAGGGTCGTCTTGCGGTCGGTATCGGCCATGTCGCCGTGGATCAGCCCGGCGGCGACACCAGCCGCTTCGAAAGCGGCGGTCACGTTGCGCGCATGGTCCACGGTCGAGCAGAACACCACGGTCTGGCGCTCGCCTGCTTTTTCCCGCCAGTGGCGGATGACGGCGTCCGTGACCGGCGACCGGTTCATGATCGCATCAACCTCGGTCATGTCGAAATCGTCGGCCGTGCGACGCACCTTGGTGAGCTGGTCCTGGACGCCGACATCGATGACGAAGGTGCGCGGCGGCACGAGATGGCCGGAGGCGATCAGTTCGCCGATCCGGATCTGATCGGCGACGTTCGAGAACACCGGGCGCAGACCGCGCTTGTCACCCCGGTTGGGCGTCGCGGTAACGCCGTAGATCCGGCACATGGCATTGCGCTGGAGCGCGGTGTCGATGATGCGCCTATAGCTGTCGGCTGCCGCGTGATGCGCCTCGTCGATCACCAGGAGGTCGAGCGCGGGCAGCTGGTCGAGATTGCCCGCGCGCGCCAGCGTCGGCACCATGGCGAAGGTGACTTGGCCAGCCCAGGACTTCTCCTTCGCGTCGACGATCGAGGTCGAGATCCGGGGATTCACACGGCCGAACTTGCTGCGGTTCTGAGCGGTCAGCTCGTCGCGATGCGCGAGCACGCAGGCCTTGGCGCCCGTGCTCTTCGGGGTTTCGCCGACCAAGCGACCGACGACCCCCGAGAGCATGATCGTCTTGCCGGCTCCGGTCGGAGCGACGCCGAGGGTGTTTCCGTGTTCGCCGAGCGCGCGGACGCTGCGCTCGACGAACTGCTTCTGGCGGGGACGCAGCAGCATGGCCGCCTCACTGCGCCCAGGACGGGCGTGTGCCCGCCGCCGGTGCTGAAGATTGGGGCATGGAGGGCTGGGAAGGCTGAGCCTGCGGGTGCGGTGCCGCACCGGGCACGCCCATGAGGCCGGCATACTCCTTGTGATCCGGCGTCACGGCCGCGCGGATCTCGTTCTTCTCCTCGCCGTTGGTGTCGGTGCCGATGTCGATCCGCGCCACGAACTCGAGCCCGTCGAGATCGGCAAAGCCGCTGATGCGACGCGCGGCCTGGGCCTGAGCGGACGTGTCCTTGTCCGAAATGCCGCGCGCGGAGTTGAGCATGCCGCGGATCAGGCTGCGGCCCATGTTCGCCCAGTCCGGCCCCTTGGGGCTGTAGAGCCCGATCAGGGTGAAGATCTTGCGCCGTGCGAAGGGCCCTTCGAGAACCGTGAACTCGCCCGAGAGATAGACCGAGCCAGTGGTCCCCCGCGTAGCGTATCCGCCGGTCCAGCCCTGCGCCGGATCGTCGAATCCGCCCGGACGGATCGTCAGGCGCACCTTGGCCAGCGTGCCCTTGGGGATGATGTTGCTGTTCTGCTTGGCGTCGTTGAAATCGTTCCAGGATCCAGTCATGGCTGGGGTCTCCTCGTTCAGGCGTTTTCGGAATGGGTGGGGGCGTCGGAGGTCGGCGCCGTCGCGGCCGGGGGCGGGCTTCGATAGGCCAGCCGCTCGGAGGCGGGCTTCAAGGGGCCGCGGATCTTGGCCATCAGGCGGCCGAGATGCGGCTCCTCGATCAGGTCGAGACGACCGGATCGATCCTTCGCCGGGAAGTTCCAGGGGTTGATCGTTTGGCAGACGAAGGCACGGTAGGGCGCGCCGGATTCGTCCTTGATCTCCGCCATCGTCAGGACTTCATCGACGATGCCCGGCAGCTCGAGGCCGGTCTTCGAGCCGTCGATCTGCGGCTGAAAGATGCGCCGATTGAAGTCGTCGAGCTTCTCGTCGAGGATCCCGACGAACCAGACGTTCTTAGCCCGCGTGTGCTGGAGATGCGTGAGCCACGCGATCATCTCGCGGCCGTGCAGGCCGTAGGCGCCGCGGACATCGGGCTTGCCGGTCTTCTCCGAGAACGCCTCGGGCTGCCCCTTGCACCATTGGAAGCAGAGCCGCCCGGCGACGGTGATCGAGTCGATGAAGACCGTGTGGTAGCGGTCGAGCGAAGCCGGATCGCCGAAGCGCTCGCACACCGCCGCGAAGTGGGCCTCGCTGTAGACCTGGTCGTCCCGCAGCGCCGGATTGGGGCCGCCGATGAAGACCGCGAAGTCGCGGCACTCGGCCCATGTGCGCGGCCGGACGCTGTCGCCGGACCATCCCTCGATGGCGAGGTCGCCCGCCTCCAGGTCGATGAACAATGTAGTGGCGGGGTCGAGCGTCCAGAGAAGCGAGGTCTTGCCGATCCCGGACTTGCCGAAGATCGAGCCCTTGATGCCGCGCGGCTCGGCGAGCCGCTGATCGGCGGAGATGATCGGGAGGGCCATCACTTGCCTCCCTTCGCCGCGATCAGAGCGTCAATCGCGACATCGGCTCCGAGCGCGCCGGCCTTGCGGGCCTCGTCGTGGAGGGTGCGCACCGCGTCGATCTCGCGGTAGAGGGCCGATGCCCGCTCGTTCAGCCCGATGAGGGCGAAGGCCAGGTCGTCGATCGAGGCCGCCCCGACTGGCTTGACGGTCTCGTCGCGACGCTCGCCAAGGGCCGGCACCCGGATGGTCTCGGGCAGCTTGTCCAGCCCGTAATGGTGCTCGCGGAGCACCGCGAGCTTCTTCGTGATGCTCATGACGTCACCTCGGTGTTCAGGGAAAGACGGAAGCTGGGCTTGCCGGTGCGGACGGTGCGCGCGTCCTCGAAGGCGGAGCGGATGTGGCTCGGCCAGGCCGCGAACTTGCGCTCGGGCACCTTGATCGCGACATCGACGTATTCGGTGGGGTCGTCGCCCTCGGCCCGGATGCGTTCGACGAGAGCGGCGAGCTTGTCCTGGTCCCAGTCGACGCGCTTCGGCAGGTCGGCGATCACGGTGACCGCGCCGTCATCGAAGCGGACCGTGCCGGTGTCCTTGCCGGCCGCTTGGCGCGCTGCGTGGGCACGATCGCCGTACTTGAGCGCGACGGCCCCATCGAGCCAGTCGCAGACGGTCTTGGCGCGGCGCAGGGCGTCGGCGGCCTCGTCCTGCAAGAGGACGAGTTGCTCGGCGGGCAGAGCGGCGATGTCGCCGACGGCCATGCGCCGGAGCTCATCGAGGGAGATGCGGTTGGAGATCGTCATCACCACCCCCTCATGCCGCAGGCTTGCTGGGGTGGTCGGCGGTGCTCGCCCGGATCTGCTCGCGCTCGTACTCCTCGACGTCTTCGAGGCGATACACGACGCGACCGCCGAGCTTGACGAAGCGCGGGCCTTCGCCCGTCCAGCGCCAGCGCTCAAGCGTGCGGTGGCTGATGTTCCAGCGCGCAGCCAGGTCGATCTGGTTGAGGTGTTTCGTAGCCATCTGTTTCTCCTTCGGTTTTGGTCGAAAACCTGCGGAGACGATGGCTGGCCGGGAGGGAGAAAACCGACCCGGTCAGAGGGAGAAGAACAGAGAGAATTTCGTCAGAGCGCGAAGCCCCAGAGACCGTTCTCGGACTTCAGATAAGGTTCGAGGTCTGCCCATCGCTGCGCGCCAAATGCTTGACGCAGCGTCTTCGCGCTGGAGTGGGCATGATCAAGGAGTTCCCGAGCGCTGAAGCGTCGGCCGTCCTGGTGTCCCTCAACCAGCTTGCGAATGATGGCGATATGGATGTCCGACTTGAGATCGATCGTGACGTTGCCATGGATGGTGAGTCGCTGCCCGCTCGGTGAGAGGGACAGGGGCGTATGAGGGCTGACGGCGGGTGTGCCATCGAGAAGTGCCCATAGGATTTCTGGGCTGACCGCCATTCCGTCGTCGTCGAAATCGATGGCATCGCCGATGGACACGACGAGGTGCCCCGGCAGCCCCGGTTCATGGAGCCGACCACTGGGCGTGCTGGTCAAGAGAATGCGGACATGGGGTGTTGGTCGCCTTCGGGCCGCATCAGCCACATTTGCCCAAATCCTCCGGTCCGAAAGGCGGCGCGCGAACCAGATCGGGACCCGCTGCGGGCGACGGCCGATGCGCGCGTCGCCAAGCTCCCACAAAGCTCGTGGAACGAGCGCTCTGGCGCCGCCACGGGACGCAATGTCCAGCCCGACCAGCAAGCGGGCGAAAAGGACTGGGAAGTCCACCCCGTAGACTCCCATCCGCTCTTTCGGGACATCGACCCAGCCAGCAGACGGGCTGAAGTATCCGTAGCCGTTCCGTTCCGAGGACCAGACCAGGGAAACCGGCTCGTCTTCGAAATCAGCCAGCGAGGCGGCCGCCGCGTCATGGCCATCGGGACGCAGCACATTCGCCGCCAGCAATTTCCCCGCGCTGTTGGCGTGATAGTCGGAGAGCACGGCGCCGGCGACTTTGGCATCCGCGCTCTCCACAATTGAGAGGAGCAGATCAACCGCCCTCCGATCAATCGACGACGACACCGCCGTCTCCGGAAAGGATGCCCCAGCGCCGGAGGTACTTCTCGCCGATCAGCTGCTCCTCTTCGGTCTGGTCCTTGAGATTGCAGCCATGCGGCATCGTGATCGTTAACGGCAGCGTCCGACCGCGTTTGGCATCGCCCTTGGGATGGAATTTGATCGAGAGTTTGGCCTGTGTCGCCACCCAACCGCCAGCCAGCGGATCGTTGGCGCCGAACCGCTCCGCCGACATGCTCCAGATGGTGCGGTCGGCCTTCCGAAGACATTCCAGCGTGACGCGCTCGCCCACATTGTCGATGGGCATCAGACGCAGCTGCTTGACCTCGACGGACTCGATCCCGTCCTCCGGTTCGGTCGGAAAATCGAAAGGATGAAGCAGAACCGCGAGGTCGTAGGTGCGGAAGGGCACCTTCTCGCTCTGGAACTCGATCCCCAGCAGGTCGCGCGCCATGAAGCGGACCATCTCCTCGCGGCTCTCGCGGTCGTTGGCGACGACTTCGATGACGCCGGTCGCCGGTTCATACGTCATGGCCGCCTCGAAGACGGGACGGCGGGCGCGGCGGACGAGCGTTCCCGCGTCATCGAACGCCAGGAAATCGTCGAGGAGGCCTTCGCGGTAAATCGCGATCTGGACAAGCTCGCAATCCTCGCCGTCGAGGGTCGGCCGATAGCGCCCGAAGATGTCGATGTGGATGTTGTTGGAAGCGAACCGATCGCGCAGTGCCGTCTTGAAGGCATCGATGGATGCCTCGTCCCGCCGCAGATCGAGGTTCGGCTCGCCGATGAACCCGTCCCAGCTCCGACCACGGCGCCGCTCATCGGTGTAACGGACCTCCTCAGCATGGCGGAACCGAACCGGTTCGTTCAGGAACATCCAGAGCGAACGTGCATGGCCATTTGCCAGATCATCGAGCACCGTGCGGTCGTCGATCACGCTGTAGAGTGCGGTCTGCCCCGCATCATCGGCCAGGGCGCTCACCCGCTCGGCGTCATTGACGATGCGGGCGCGGGCTTCGTCGTCCATCTCGTCAACGGCGCGAAGCGTGACGCGAACCACCTCGGGCTCGGGCGCCTCCCAATCGACCTCGGTCGGAAGCTCGATGCCGGTGTGGTGGAAATAGGCCTGCAGCGACGAGGCAGGCACGTTGCGGATGAAACTCGTCACTGAGGCCATGGCCGATCTCCTTAGCCCTTGATGTTGCGGGGGTCGTTCCCGTGGGAATCGGACTGGCCAATCCGGCCATCCTGGTTGTGGATCTTGAATTCCGTCCCGGCGTTGCGGCTGATCTCTCGCCCACGGTCGATCGCCTCCCGCTTCGTGTCGAAGTGCCCGCTGGCGCGCTCGGCGCCGCCGCGGCGGACATCCCATCCGCCATTGGGATTGGGGACCACGTGATGGGTGCCCGAACCGTTACCTGCTTTAGCCATGACGGCCTCCTGTCTCGTGAAAGCGCGAAAGCGGGTTCGTTACTACGAACTTGTGCGCAAGATAGGTATTGCAGGTACGGCGTGTCAAGGACTAGATGTATCGCGATAACGAACCCGGCGGACAAACAGGAGAACACCCGGTGCCAACACCCTTGGGAGAGCGCGTTCGCGAGCTCAGACTGAAGCGAGGACTGACCCTGGAGGCGCTCGCCGAAAGGGTCGGATCCAGCAAGAGCTACATGTGGGAGATCGAGAACAAGGACGTCGCGCGCCCTTCGGCGGAAAAACTTGCTCTGATCGCAACCGCAATCGACACCACCGTTGAGTACCTGCTGGCAGGTGACGGAGAGAAGGAAGAAGACGCAGAGGACATCGCATTCTTCCGAAAATACAAGAAGATGGATGCTCCATCGAAAGAGCGACTCCGTCGCATATTGGACGCGTTGGACGACGACTAATGAGCAATGGAAAGCGCAAATCCCCTCAACAAGAGGCGAACCGTCTTTCGATCCTGCTACGTCATGTTCTGGGAGAGGACCGCTTTCCGGTGGACGTCGAAGCGCTTGCCCGCGAGGTCTCCAAAAACAACGAGGATCCGATCACCAAGATCGTGGGCGGGGATCTACCCGGCTTCGAGGGTATGCTCAGGCCACACAGGAAGAGGCCGGAATGGCACATCGTCTACAACGACGATCCGCGGTATCGGGGCCGGGTGCGGTTCACACTCGCGCATGAATTCGGTCATTATCTGCTTCATCGCCCGACCTTGACCGCCCAAGACTACAATTCGGGCATTCTCGATCGCGATTGCGATTTCCAGTGCAAACCACTGCTTCCCAATAGCTGGCAGGAGGAGGAGAAGCAGCGGGAGGAGGAAGCCGACACGTTCGCGTCTTTCCTGCTTATGCCGCTCGACGATTATCGGGCTCAGGTCGATGGACACGAGATGACCGTCGATCTCCTGAACCACGTCACGGATCGCTACGGCGTGTCGTTGATCGCCGCTTGCCGGAAGTGGATCGATTTCACGGATAGGCGAGCGGCGATGATCGTGGCGCGCGACGGCCACGCGAAATGGGGACGCGCCAGCAAAGCCGCCCTAAAGAGCGGGATCTTCGTTCGATCGGGGATGCCGATCCCGGATGACGCGCTGGCCGCCATCGGCGCTGCCGAAAGAGGATTCGTTTCGGACAGGCCAGTCGCCCGGCCGAACGGCGTTTGGAACTTCAGCCGCGGCTCGGAGCCAGTGCGCGAATTGGCGATGGTGTCCGAGTTTCTCGACATGTCTCTGACCATTCTCCAGTTCGATGACGCCTTCGATGTTTGTGAGATCGAAGAGGATACGCCCTGGGACGCGTACGACCAGTTCACCCGTGATGATTCGATGTAACGACCCAACAATGCTGCGGGCAGCGCCGCTCCGGGCGACTTGCACAGATGTTCACGCTGGAAAGGCCTGACGAACGGCTTCGATCTGCTTCTAATGATTCCGCAGAAAAGCGATAAGTCATTGAATATGATTGCATATCGTCGTTTTGCGACTACCGTTTCGCCAGTCATCTTCTGTTGCGAACGGTCTCATGCAAGACGCCCGATCTGGCCCGAACCCGCTGCTGCCCGTCCGTCTGTCGACGGGCGAACGCCTCGATGAACTCGCGTTCATTTTTGCCGCGGGGCTGAGGCGTATACTGCCGGAACAGTCCAGTTCTTTATCTGCACCTGGCGAAGACAGTTCATTCGACATTCTCGCCCTCAAACGCCGTGTTGGTCGTCGCAAACCGAGCAACCGAGTTGGAGGGCAATAATGCCAGGAACAAAGAGAAAGACTGACGCCGCGCCATGGCGGGTGGGCGAACGCGACGCGGCGGACGCGAGCGTGGTCACGCAGCTTGCAGCGCTGAAACGAATGACGGTGGTCGAGCTGAAGGCGAAGTGGGAAAGCATCTTCGGCACCCCCGCTCCGAACAACAGCCGCAGTTACCTCGAGCTGAGGCTCAGCTACCGGGTCCAGGAACTGACCCTCGGCGGCCTGTCCCGCGAGACGCGGCGGACGCTGGACTTGCTGGCTGACGAAATCGAGGGCCGGGCCGGGCGCAAGACGATCATCGCGGATCCCCGCAACCCCGTGGTCGGAACCCGCCTCGTGCGCGAATGGGACGGGGTAGAGCACACCGTCACGGTGATGAAGGACGGCTTCGACTGGCAGGGGCGCAAGTTCAAGTCGCTCTCGGCGGTGGCGCGGGCGATCACCGGCACGCAGTGGAACGGCTACCGCTTCTTCGGCTTGCGCGAGGCGCGGAGGGACGACCGATGAGCCGTCATCAGGAAGCCGTCGCGGTCGTTCCGCGCCGCCAGCGCTGCGCCATTTATACCCGCAAGTCGAGCGAGGAAGGGCTCGACATGGAGTTCAACAGCCTCGACGCCCAGCGCGAGGCTTGCGAGGCCTTCGTGACGAGCCAGAAGGCGGAAGGCTGGGCCACCATTCGCGAACGCTACGATGACGGCGGCTTCTCCGGTGGCACGCTGGAACGGCCCGGCCTGAAGCGCCTCATTCAGGACGTCGAGGCCGGTCTGATCGATGTGATCGTGGTCTACAAGATCGACAGGTTGTCGCGCTCGCTGATGGACTTCGCCAAGCTGGTCGAGATCTTCGACCGCAATCAGGTGACCTTCGTTTCGGTCACGCAGTCGTTCAACACCACGACCTCGATGGGCCGCTTGACCCTGAACATCCTCCTGAGCTTCGCGCAGTTCGAGCGGGAGGTGATCGGCGAGCGCATCCGCGACAAGGTCGCGGCATCCCGCAAGCGCGGCATGTGGATGGGCGGTCACGTCCCGCTGGGCTACGACGTGCGCGACCGCAAGCTGGTGGTCAACGAGGCCGAGGCCGCGACGGTCCGGATGATCTTCGAGCGATTCGTCGCCATGGGCTCCGCCACGACGCTGGCCAAAGCGCTCGCGGCTGAAGGCGTGCTGAACAAGCGCGGCAAGCCGATCGACAAGGGCTTCCTCTACAAACTGATCAACAACCGGGTCTACCTTGGCGAAGCCGTGCACAAGGGCACGGCCTATCCCGGCGAGCACGAGGCCATCATCGATCAGACCCTCTGGGACAAGGTGCATAGCATCCTGCAGGAGAGCCCGCGCCTGCGGGCGAAGAATACTCGCCGCCAGACGCCGGCCCTGCTGAAGGGGATCATCTTCACCGAGACAGGCACGGCGATGACGCCGACCGCGACGAAGAAGGGCACGCGCCTCTACCGCTACTACGCGTCGATGGACCTGATCCGAAACCGCCCGACCGGAGACGCCTCGGGTCCGCTGCGCTTGCCCGCCGGCATGGTCGAGGATGCCGTCGTCGGCGAAATCCGCCGCATGATCCGCGCACCCGAAGTCGCGGCGCGAACCATAAAGGCCCTGCGCGACGAGAGCCCGACCATCGATCAGAAGGCGGTCGTCACGGCGCTCGGCGAGTTCGATCAGCTATGGGCGGCGCTCTATCCGGCGGAGCAGACCCGCATCGTCCAGCTTCTGGTCGAGCGGGTGACCGTCGGCGAAGACGGCATCGCCGTCGATCTGCGCCACGACGGGCTGGGCTCGGTTCTCCGGGACATGATGGCGCCCCGCCAGACGGAGGCCCACGCATGACCGACTCGACGAACACCATCCGGGTCGTCATCCCCCTGACGATCCGCAAACGCAATGGGCGGCCGAAGATCCTGCCGCCCGACGAGGTGACGGTTCGGAACGGCCGGTCACAAGACCCTCATGTGCTGCGCGCCATCGCCCGCGCCTGGAGCTGGCGGCGGCAGCTGGAAACGGGCGCCGCTTCCACGATCCAGGACATCGCGGCGGCCGAGAAGGTCTCCGACCGGTTTGTGAGCCGAATGATGCGGCTCGCCTATCTGTCACCCGAGGTGCTTGAACACCTCGTCATCAGGCGCGTCCCACCGGCGCTGTCATTGAACGACCTTGTTTCGGTCGCCGACCGGCCATGGGCGGAGCAGATGGGGATAGTGTTTGAGGGACTGGCTTAACCGGCACAGCAGGAGAGTTTTGCCACATCCTTGTCGAATGTCTGGGCGGCCAGCTTCAACCCTTCAACAGTGGTCAGGTAGGGGAAGATCATCTCTCCGAGTGCCTTCGTGGTCATGCCGAACTTGAGCGCCAGCGCCAGCGTCTGGATGCTGTCGGCGCCCTCGGGCGCCATGATCACACCTCCCAGAAGCCGGTCGGTTTTCGCGTCCGCCACAAGCTTGATGAGCCCACGCGTGTCGCGCGCGGCCAGCGCCCGCGGCACGTTGTCTAGCGTCAGGACGCTCGTCTTGACCTCATGCCCGGTCGCGCGCGCCTCCGCTTCGGTCAGGCCGACACCCGCCACTTGTGGACCCGTAAACACGACCCACGGCATGGTTCCATTGTCGTAGACGAGGCTATCGCCATTCAGCGCGTTCTTCGCGGCGAGCTTTGCGCCATAGGCCGCCATGTAGACGAACTGGTCCCGGTTGGTCACATCGCCCGCCGCGTAGACGCCGGCTTTCGAGGTGCGCATGTGGTCATCGACCACGATGGCGCCGCGAGCGTCTTGCGCCACACCGGCCTCCGCCAAGCCGAGGGTTGCGGTATTGGGGATGCGTCCCGTCGCGACCAGCAGCCGCTCCGCCTTCAGCTCGACCGTCTTGCCGCCTTCGCTGACGCAGACGGTGACGCCGGTCTCATCTTCACAGCAGGCATCGTAGGTGATGCCGCAATGAAGCGTGATGCCTTCGGCGCGGAAGGCCGCAGCCAGCGCGTCCGACACTTCCGGTTCCACCTGCGGCAGCAGGCGCGACCGGCAGATCACCGTCACCTCAACGCCCATGCGCGCCATCATCTGGGCAAGCTCCACGCCGATATACCCGCCGCCGATGACAATCAGGCTCCTGGGCAGCGTCTCCAATTCCAGCAGTGTCGTGCTGGTCAGGTAGGCCACGGTCTTGATGCCGGGAATCGGCGGCACGGCAGGTCGTCCGCCCGTAGCGATGATGATATTGTCGGCGGCGACAGGGCCGTTTTCGACGAGCACGCCGGCGCCGTTCAACCGCGCCGCGCCCTCCAAATAGGTAATCCCGTCATACTCGGGCAGCAGGTCGGCGTATTTCTTCTGCCGTAGCGTCGAGACGAGATCGTCCTTGGCGGCGATCAGACGTCGCCAATCATTCACCTGCGCGTCGCCGGTCAGGCCCGGGAACCGGCCCGCCGCCCTTGCGCCATGTAGCGCCTCGGCGGCGCGGATCATGGTTTTGGACGGCACGCAGCCGACATTGACGCAGGTGCCGCCAATGGTGCCGTGGCCGATCAGGGCGACGCTCGCCCCTTGCTCGGCCGCCGTGATGGCAGCGGAAAAGCCTGCCGAACCCGCGCCGATGACGGCGAGGTCGTAGGTTGTCCGGGATCGTGCGTTGGGGGTGCAGCAGTGGCTTGGCTTGAGGCGTTCGTTCATGTCCGTCTTTCTTTCTGTTCTCAGACCATCGACCCGAGGTCCGAGGCGTAGCTGGGATAGGCGAAGATCGCCGCCTTGATCCGGTTGGCGGTCAGCCCCGCACCCATGGCCATCGCGAAAAGATTGATCTGTTCCTCCGTTCCCGGACCAATCAGATGCGCGCCGAGGATGTGGCCGGTCTCACGCTCCACCAAAACCTTGAAGCCGCTGGCCACGGCGCTTACACGTATCGAGGAATACCATCGCTCGGTCCGCTCGAAATGGACGTCGAAGTCGTGTCCCGCCTCCTTCGCTGCGGCCTCGGACAGGCCGACGCTGCCAAGCGGCGGCAGGGTGAAGACCGTGCTCGGGATCGGCGGATAGACGATCTTGCGTTCGTCCTGGTTCGCCAGCAGGTTCTTGGCCGCAATGCGCGCCTCGTTGGCCGAGACCGGCGTCAGGTTCGGCCCGCTGTCGGCGCAGTCGCCCGCGGCGAAGATCGCCGGGTTCGACGTGCGCATTGCGGGGCTGACCTTGATGCCGCGTTTCGTTGCATCCACCCCGGCGGCCTCGAGGTTCAGATCCTCGATGTTCGGCACCCGCCCGGCCGCATGAACCGCAACGTCGCAGACGACCTTCTTCGGCCCATCCGGCGTTTCGTACTGCACGGCAAAGGCGTTACCCTCGCGCGCGATGCCGCTGACCGCGGCCCCGGTGTGGACATCGACGCCCAGCGCCTCGGTCGCCTCGGCCAGGATCGCCGTCAGGTCGGGATCGAAGTTCGGCAGGATGCGGGGCCCGCGTTGCAGCACGGTGACCGTCTCGGCCCCGGCGCGCGCGGCGATATGCGCAAATTCCAACGCGATATAGCCGCCGCCGACAAAGACGATGCGCCGCGGGCATTCCGGCAGCTCCAGGAAGTCGGTGCTGGTGATCAGATGCTCCTCGCCGGGGATCCCCAGCGTGGCAGGCCGCGCGCCCGTGGCGATGTGGAAATGCCGCGCTCGCCAGGCCCTGCCGTCGATCTCGACCGTGTCGGGCGCGGTGAAACGCGCCGATCCTTGGAGCGTGGCGATGCCGGCCCTGTCGTGTCCGGCCTCGATCCGGCCCGGCATGGCGTCGGTGAAGGTCCGCTTGAAGGCCATCATCTCGGCCCAGTCGATCCGGGGCTCGGCGATCAGCCCCTTGCCGTCCATCGCCCGCGCCCGTTCGACGCCTTCGGTCACGCCGACCAGCATCTTCTTGGGATCGCACCCCCTGAGCGCGCAGGTGCCGCCGTAGGGAAGCCGGTCGACGATGGCGACCTTCCAGCCCTCGGCGGCGGCCATGCGCGCCACGCCGTTGCCGCCCGTTCCCGCGCCGATGACGATGAGGTCGAACTCAAATCCGTCGGACATGAAGGTTATTTATCTCTCTGAAAATTAATCGTCTGGACATCGTCCCTATCGCAGCAAGCCGCCGCGCGGCTCTGCCGCCACAGGCCGTAGGCCGCCACGCCGAGGAAGAGGACGAGCGCGGGCAGCAGCACATAGTCGAGACCGCCAATCCACGCCGAAAGGCCGACCGCGCCGAGGGCAATGACAAGCACCGGCGTGGCGCAGCAGATCGCGGCGATCGCGGCCCCGATGATACCGGTCTTGAGGATCGTTGCGTCCTTCATCGGCCTCAGCCTCGGACCGAGGCCGGATAGCCCGCGTTGGTCGAGGCCGCGGCGATGGCGTCTGCGTTCGTCACCGATGGGTCGAAGACCACGGTTGCTGTCTTGGCATCGAAGTCGATATTGACCGAGCGAACGCCCTCTACGCCTTCCATGGCGCGTTTCACGGTCACTGGGCAGAGCGCGCAGGTCATGTTCTGGATGGCGAAGGTCCGGGTCTGGGCGGCCGCCACCTGTTGGGAGGCGGACTGGGCGGCGGCCGGGGCCACGGCCGTTCCGATGGTCCAGCCGAGTCCGCCGAGGGCCAGCAAGGCAGCAGCGAGGATAAGGGGGCGTCTCATGGCGGTTACTCCTATGTTTGGTCTCAGTAGAAGAGCGGCGCCCACCAATTGATGGTCAGCGCGAGCAAGATCACCACGGTGGAGAGGCAAAGCGCAGTCTTGGTGATGACGGCCGACTGCGGCTTGGCGCAATAGGAACCGTCCACACAAGCGGGCTTGGCTTTGAAATAGACCTGCCGGAAGCCGAGGCCGATGAAGACAAGCGCAATGCCTGCGAAATACGGCTTGTAGGGCTCAAGCGCGGTAAGGTTGCCGATCCAGGCCCCGGAGATGCCGAGCATTACGAACAGCAGCGGCACCACGCAGCAGGTCGAGGCCAGAATGGCGCCGATCACACCGCCCGCCGCAAAGATGTTCCGCTTCCGATCGTCTGCATCTTCAGCGGCTTGTACCGTCTGGATTCCTGCTTCGGGTGTGCTCATGCGTCATCGTCCTCGCCTTGGTTCTGATTTTAAGATAAGGTCTGTAGTGACTACAGACTCAAGGGGGTTTTTGACAGAATGGGAGATCACGTTTCCGGGAAGGGACTGAAGCGCGCGGACCTTGCGCGGCGCACGGGCTGCAATCTGGAGACCATCCGTTATTACGAGAAGATCAGCATGATGCCCGATCCACCGCGCACCGCATCCGGCTACCGCGTCTATGACGAGACCCATGTTGGGCGTTTGCGCTTCATCCTGCGCGGCCGGGAGCTGGGCTTCTCCATCGAGGAGTTGCGCGGGCTCTTGCAGCTCGTAGATCGAGGGACTCAGACCTGCGCCGAGGTGAAGGCGCTGACGGAGCAACATCTTGCGGACGTGCGCGCCAAGATCGCTGACCTCAGGCGCATAGAGAAGGTGCTCGCCGCCACGGCTGCGCAGTGCTCGGGCGAAGAGGTGCCGGAGTGCCCCGTGCTGGAGGCGCTGGCATCGTGATCAAACGGATCCACAAGTGTGCGCATCTGCGCGATTGATTTGGCATTTGATGGTTCGTGTGAATACGTCGCACAACGCCTATCGCGCGTTCTCAGGATGGCGACGCCAGCCGGGATAACTGCCGCAGAAAATGCCCTGGTGCGATGGGCGGAACTACCTGAAAACGTAGACTTTCACGAAGCCGAACCGCTCGGCATGAGGTTCGGTCGGTTAGAGACGGAGGGCCGTTTAGAGACGGAAACTGGACCCGGCGTCAGTCTCCGAGGTTCGGATGCCTCGGCTAAACGCCTTTGAAACAAAAAGAAAAAGGCCCGCGGGTGGGGCCTCATCTCGGGTTCGCTACAAGATAATGGCGGAGGGA